GTAGAGCATGAAGAATCTAGGATACATGTCCTTTTCCGAAGCATTCGGCGATGGGCACGTTCGATTCACCACAAACTTTGGCGATATTACACTAGAAGGCACCAGAAAGGCTATCGAGAACTCTCTTCCTGTTTGGTGGAGAACTGCTGGTACATCAAAGGATGTCTTCATTGAATTAGCAGCCGATGATGGGACACGCTGGGGCATACGGAGTGGACCATTTGACGATAACGGTAACCATCGTTTCCAGATGCCACAGGACAAAGGTCGTCTGAGAGCATTTGTATTGAATAAAGAAAATGTTCGTGAAGAAGAACTCACTGAACTTCGTGAACCTCTTGATGTACAAGAATACGGTGCATGGATTTACCCAGATAAAACCATTGAGCAGGTAGGAGAGTATGGTCATATGGGCCATATGATGAGAACATTTGGTATATCCAGTTATGGAGAAGCGTTTAAAGAGGGATATGTTCGAGTGGAAACTGATTATAATCCTCAATTGAATTTAGAAGGCACAAAGGCGGCACTAGTTAATACTTTTGGTAGATGGTGGCCAACGGCATCACACGAACGTACTGATATGGTGCGAATTAGTGTTGTTCCAGATAGCGGAGAGCGACACGCATCAGTAAATGTTATATTCCAGATGCAAGACGATCCGGAAGCCAAAAGAAAACTCAGAGAATTTATTAGAACACCTGACGCCGAGAATGTTCAAGAACAGCAACTTAATGAACTTCGTGAACTTATTGATGTTAGTAATTATGGTGGATGGATAGCGGCTGATAAAGAAATTACCTATGTTCCGTATCAACAACATATAACGCTCGCCAACGCGATGTCTGATAACTTAGGATATCCAAGAGCGTATCATTACATGTTCGATAACGGGTATATCCGCTTCATTACAGAAAACGAGAATTCGATTGGTGTGGAAGGATACGAAGAAGATATCAAAGCATTGCGTGGTGTATGGATGCCAACTGCAAAACAGTCAGATCATTTGAGAATTTCAGTAAAAGAACGGGGCGACCCATATGCCGGAAATAGCTTCAGTTATCGTTTGCCAGAAGAAAATAAAGAAATGATTGCATGGATATCTAGTATTGGCAAGGACACCCCAGTACAAGAACAGCAACTTAATGAACTTCGTGAACTTATTCATAGAGAAGAATATGGCGGCTGGATTTATCCAGATAAAACGGTTAGACATGTTGCAAAATTTGGTCATCACGATGCCATCTTCGCCGATTATCAAAGTTATGAAGGTGCTTTCGCAAATAAATTGATACGTTTTGAATCGGACGATGATACCCATCTAATTCTTGAGGGGCACTTTGATGCAATAGCTGCATTGACACCAATTTGGTGGGGAACGGCGGCGTCGTTGGATACACGAGTAGTCACCATCAACACTGTCGATAGCGTGACAAATGACCGTTATAATAAAGCACATAAGGATTTCTTTATGCCTGATGATAAAGCCAAAATGCGAGCCTTCGTCAAAGGACCAGACCCACATGCAAAACCTGATGCGACAGCAGACACAGAACTTGACGTGAGCGGTATTAACTTCCAAGAAGATCATGACGGAGAAGGCAAAAGCAACCTCGAAAGGGATATGGAACGAGGTTTCACCAAAGAGAAGTTCGCGAGTATTGTCGGCGTCGATGAAGATTTTATGTCCGAGGTCGAGCCATCACTTCAACGCAAAACTGATTACCCACACCATAAGCCAAGCGGCAAGCGTGGCAGAAGTGATATGATTTCACCATCTGATCCTTTTTATGGCAGACAGATGTTCGGTGGTAACAAGGGTCTTCTTGTGGCACAATACAAACGACTGTCCAAGGTTGTTCAAGCATTTGATAAGCTGAATGATAAAGAACCGGTAGAAAAAGAAATGCGCAAGCGTGTTGGAGATCAAATCATCAAGATTGCATCTCAGCTACGTCACTTGGAAGTTACCGAATGTTTCAAACAATACAATCAACTTCATGAGAACCTATACAAACTAGACAACGAAAACGTTGGTAAATCCCACGTGTATGTTGCAGGTATGGGCATTTATAGCATCGAGTCACTTATGGCAAGCGTTCGCGGTAAGCTCAAGGAATTGGTCAAAGTAACCACTGGCGTTCACCCATACAGTTGGCGTCGTGCTAAAGGGTTCATGGACAAAGGAACACTTCAATTGATGATGGATTCATTGATCGAAGCATTTGATGATTTGGAAAAGGTTAGGCGAAAAGGTGGACGCGGCAGTCGCGGCATCAGTAAAGATTACTCGGATATTTAACTATGGAACGCAATGGCGGCGGTGATTGTTACGCAGCAGCAGGTAAGTATATGCTCGAAGCAAACACCCAAAATCTTCATGGAGATGATACTGTTCACTTGGTACACGGTGTTGTGTCTGGGCAGGGACCACTTAGTGGTCAGCGATTTGGTCATGCTTGGGTAGAAGTTGAAATAGATGGCATGTGGCGTGTCATCGATAAGTCCAATGGCAGAGATATCCTGCTTCCCCGTGAGTTCTATTATGACTTGGGAAACATCGATTCAAAGAAACAGCACCGATATGAAACAATGCAAGCATTCGCATTCATGCAGGATACTGGGCATTTTGGTCCATGGGAAGACGGCGTAAACCCAGAAGTAGGGAATGATGCTTCGGCAGTTCCGATGACTGATGATGAAGAGTTAAGTGTATTCCCTGATGAGCGTGATGAGATTGGTCGCCAACGTCAGCCATTATCCGGCAACATCAAGCGGGCATTGAGCGCGATGACCGAAGACACCGAAGTGGTATCAGAGGGATTGGATGTACTGAAATACTGGATTCATCCGACCTTTCCGAAAGAGATGATAAAAGTTGATAACGCCCATCATACTCAATTCGTACATCAGCATCCTGACTGGTTTGGATTACCTGCTGATGTGGTTCATAAACATAAAGAGTATTACGATGCCGAGGCCGTTCTATGTGACCATACGGCTGAGTTGATGTACGACAACGGCTGGGTTCGTTTTTCTCTCGAACGAGGTAATGGATATTTTCAATCGATTGAGGTTGATACCATAAAACTCGCTCTGAGAATGACCCTCAGTGCTGGCATGGATATCGAATCCATAGCAGTAGATAGTGGATATGGCTGGGAAGAAGGCTTTGCCGTCAAAACTCGTAAGGCAGTAAAGTTGTTCGCTCGTACTGGTAAACAACCTTCTAAGATAGCACAGTTTCAAGAAAGCACTGAGACACTAAATGAACTGAAGCATATTGTTACCCGGCATGGAGACAATAAAGAGGCAGAGGTGTATGTGAACCCCAGCAGCCGACAATTAATAGCAATGTTGAAAAATTCAGAATACCAAGAATTGCGTGGCTATTATGATGATGACCATGTTTATTGGTGGGATTCGGAGTTCTTGATACATCACGCAATGGTGAAGGAACTGGGTCTCGACTATGAGGAACGCAATCGCCTTTTCTTATCCGCACGTGGTGAATTGGATTACGAGGAAACCATACGCGATGAATTGGAAGCCAACCGATGGATTGACACAGTGTTTTATATCGAAGAAGATATGGGGTGGCGACCACTTTGGGTGAAAGGAATGGTGGCCGAAGGCGTTGGCATCATCACCAAGCAAAACCAAACAGTCGATGTTGGTCCAGATGAAACCAAGAAACAAGCCAAGAAGTTTGGCAACAAGGTCACCAAGGGTGGTGTTCCGCCATTGTTGGAATCTTTAACTACCCCATATGGGCATAAATGGATTCAGATGGACGATGACCGTTATGTGGCTCAAGCTAAAACAGATAATGACGATATTATTACCAAGAAGGATGAGATTACAGAATCCAAACTATTAGAATATGTTGAATACGTATCCATCCCACGCAGAGGCATCCAACTCAAGGTACTAGTTAATCCACCAGCCAATATGTTGGCATCTCATCTACAGGAATCATCCATGAAAGAGTTACGTGGATTTTATGATGAAGAAGGCAACAAAGTTTATTGGTGGGATGCAGCGTATGCTATTCATGTAGAGATGTGTAAAAAGTTAGGACTGGAATATCAACACATGGGACGGCTTGAAATGTCATCGGACGGAGAGTTGTTGTTCGAGCCAGAGAACCGTGAATTCCTACAAGATATTCGTTGGTTCAAAAAGAACTTTGATGTATCTGTGAAGAACGGATCGTTTGGTGCTCCAAGAGTTCAAATGATGTTGAAAGGCATGGGCATCCAAGAAGAAAAGATCAGCTTGCCTGACCTTGAAACAGATGACGAAATGATGGTTGGAAAGTTCAAGAACCGTAAAGCAACAATCACAGGGTTCAAGAAAGACAAGAACAACCAACCTATTGCTAAAACCGACAAAGGCGATCAGCAAATCTTCAAGGGACGTATCAAGAAGTTGATGCCCGATGAGAAGCTTGATGAAGTTAACCGAGACGACATGGGACATGAGGTCGATGATATAGGCACCAGTTATGGTTTATGGGGCGAACCAGATGACTTGGAATGGGTGGGTAAAATAGGGAAATATCCCGTTGCTCTTAACAATATAAGAGGACAATACAATCGTCGGGAGATCATGTTGTACACTCCGGAAAAACATGAACCGATAGCTGCGATCACTCTATATCGTGAAGGCAAAACGTGGATCACCCAATACTCTAGGGTTCTCACCGAATACCAAGGCATGAGTCTAGGGTATCGACTGTACAAATTCTGTATTGAAAAACTTGGATACACCCTACAATCAGACAAAACACAAACACCCGGTTCAGCCAAAGCGTGGGCGAAGCTGTTCAAGACACGAGGAATCAATGTGTATTCCTATCGTCTTGGTAAAAAGAACAACCGATTCCAGAATGTCGAGATTGGACCAGATGGGCATTTACATGGCGCACATGATGAAGTGTATTCTGAACCTGATCGCCACGATAATTCCGATGGGATGGACATCGAAGATGACATCTGGGCATATGAAGCTATGTTGAATACTGAAGTTGGTGCGGGGAGAATGTCCGAAGAAGATGCTATCAAGTTAATGCGTAAAGCCAATAAATCATACCGCCAAGAGCGTGATGATTACAACAAGGCGGGATACGGCACGACTTTGATCGCTACATCCAAGAAGTTGGTGACCGAAGATCAAATGGGTCCACAAACACCAAGTGTTCAACAAATCGCAAAGATGCACGATGTGCCTATCAAACAAATCAGACAACAACTCTTGAAGGGCATCAATGTAGAAAAAGAACACACAGAGAACGAAACACTAGCTAGTGAGATCGCAAGAGATCACCTCGCTGAATTTCCAGACTATTACGACCGTCTTAAAAAAGTCGAAGAGAACATCACAGGAGATAACATTATGGATCACGATACTGAACTACAGAAAACACTCAAAGAATTGAACGACATTCAAGAAAGCATATCTGAATCGTACCTAAAAGAATACACTAACGCCCGAGAAAAGGCAGAGCAATACCTAGCCGATGATGTTCAAACACTCCCTGAACATAAGCTGAAGACCAAAATCCGGTCCAAAACCAAGAAGTTAAAGACTTCTCGTAAAAAAGGTGTACGTTCGGCAGCACGTAAGGCATCAGCAAGCATCCGTGAAGCATGGAATAAGAAGAAAGCCGAAGTCACAGAGAACGTTTCTGTTGTCAACGAAGTTACATTAACATATAAAGGTATGAAATATTACCCTAATGGCGGTGGAGCACGGAGAGGTCAGAAACGTGGTGGATATTGGATGGATAATCGAGACTCTAATTCAGGTAAAAGTCATTTCAACAGTATTAAAGCTGTAAAAGATTATATCAACCAAAAAATCAACGATGATAGTAAAACTGATGTATCAGAGACCGCTGGTGGTATGTCTACCGGCAGCATAGCTACTGGGGGCGATATGGCATTAGGTGCTGGCGACCCCAAGGCATCAGTGTATGCTAACCCACAACGACGTGGTAATGCTCCGAAGAAGGCCAAAACACCTAAATACAAGAACACAAAGGATACTACCAATGGATCAAAGAGATAACTTTAAAAATCTAATCAATGTCGTAACATCAGCCGAAAAGCCAGTTATTACAGAATCAAGAGGAAAGCGCGGCGGGAAAGTAATCAAAGAAGGTACTCGTATTCCCGGTTATTGGGTAGCAGTTACTAACTCTGGTAAAACATTGCACGGCGATTTCGCTAAAACAATCGAGAAAGCTCGTCGTAATGCCGAGCGTTTTGCAGAAGATATGGAGCCGGGTGATACCCTGACCATGACAAAAGAAGACGGAGATGACCTCGGTCACTCCGGAATGTCCGATGTTGATCACGGAATGGCAGAACTATCCCCATCATTTGAAGATAAGATCAGCGAAGTTGAGAACGAAAGTCGTTCTTTGAGTGAAGAATTTGGTTATAAACTGTCACAAGTTGTAGCTGTTCTACGCGAAGCTTCTGAAGAGATGTTGGCACATGATCAACAGAAAGCATATGTTCTTCATACAGTAGCTGAAAATCTAAGCACAGTTCGTGCTTCTGCACATGTCACAGAACAAGACATGATCAAATCTCTGAACGAGTCTGATCTTAAACTCGAAACAGGTTTCCAAGCAGAAGATATTTGGGAAGCTGTAATGGAAGTTCTGAACTCAGCACTCTAAGGAAACACGATGAAAGAACTGCTTGGTAAATTAGCTATACTGAACGAGAGTTATCAAATTGATAATCGCGGTCACGTGATTGGTGCCAATGGTGCCGATTACGGTCACAAAGATAAAGGCGGAATGCTTGCTTATGATGCTGGTAAATCTGGTGGTAGTGAGAAATGGAATAAAGCCATGAAACCAAAAGATGTTGGCGAAGGCGTCTCGAAATTCGCTAGACCACAGGATCATCAACACGATCCTGATAAACCACATTCAGAAAAGAATGCTCACGATCATCAAATGTCAAGAGATCGCATCGATGTTGAACGAGAGATAAATCGGCAGGAACGAAAACATAAGAAACCAGTTGATCATAATCAGGATGCGATTGACAACTACAAGGCAAAACACGGCAATCCATTGTATAAAAACAAGCTACCGGAATCATTCCAACGTGTTAAAGAAAGTATCGCCGCACTATCCGACCAAGAAAAGACTGCGTATTTCAACAACGTTAATTCAGCCAGAATTCAACGGATGGAGAAGCGCCATGAAGTTCATGAAGGAACGTACATGCAATTCAAAGAAGCCGACCCATATCGTGGTGGAATGATTAGCCCATACGATAATGATCCAACCGACGACGAAATGGACCAAGAGTACGAGGCCGCAGTTGAAACAGCAAAAGATGTTATCAACTCAGATGTTTGGCCGATGGAACAACAAGATTTTGTAGATTGGGTATCAAGCAAGCACGAATTACTACAAGACGCCGATGTGCTCCAAGCAATCAAACAGGCGTTCGAATCCGAATTAAACGAGAGAAAGAGTCAACATGGCCGCAGATAATGAATTAGCCAATATCCTTGGTAAACTAAGCCAAATCGATAACAACCAACGAGTAACAAATCGCGAGACCGGCACCGCTGGACCTGCACCAACAACAGGTGCTGGATCAATGGATCAGCAGGCAATGCGCAATATTCTCGCAGGCTTCCATTCTGTTAATCCAGAACGACATGTAGTCGAAGCACAACAGGGTCCAGCACCCGGTGCACAGGTCAAAGGCCATGAGGCGGCATCTCCAGCAACAGGCGATCCATACCAAGAGCATCCATTCAGTCATAGATTGGTTGGTGCTGATAAAAGCGATTATGAACCAAAGATGAAACCATGCCAACAGTGTGGTGCCGATAATGTGGTGTATGATGAGCAATGTTTCCAATGTAAAGCGCCAATGAGTGAAGCCGACACAAACGAAAGTTTCAAGGATTTCTGGAAAGGCACCGATCAAGAGAACGATGCTGAACGGAAAACCCAAGATTTATACACCCAACGCAACATCGATCAAACCACTGCCAAACTTCTCAAGAAGGGTTTCGATGAAGATTTAGCCAGAGCAATGGCTATGCGCATGGGCCACGACAAGGTATCATTCATCCAAGCATTGAATGGTTTGTTCGCTGGCGTATTAGGTCAATAAAAAACTAGACTCCAGACAACGATTTATAATATAATGTATCTACAGTAAGGAGATACAACATGAGTGATAGAGTTTTCGGACAAGAAGAGAAAGCAAAACTAACCCAACTACTAACCGAGGGTATGACAGTTTTGCAAGAAGTTGAAACAATGCAAGGCGGGTTGAAAGATACTGTCGCGGCGATTGCAAAAGAACTAGAAATCAAAGCAAGTGTTTTGAATAAAGCCATCAAGGTAGCCCACAGAGGCGACTTCGGTGATCAAACAAGTGATTACGAACTATTGGAATCAATTCTAGCAACCACTGGTAAAATTTAATACATGTACGTTGATGCAATACAAGGCGGTATGTTCAACGAAGTGATTAAAGTCGTGGAACGGGTAGATGGTAAACGAGTATTCAAAGAATACCCGGCCATTTACCAGTTCTACTTCACTAATCCTAATGGTGACTGTACTACTACTTACGGTACACGTGTAACCAAAGTGAACTGCAAAGATTTAGCTGACTTCAAAAAGAAGAAGTACAAGCACGAACACAAAAACCTATGGGAATCTGACATCAGACCCGTGGCTAAATGTTTGTCTACAGAATATCTAGACGCCGAGATTCCAAAATTACATACCTGCTTCTTCGATATCGAGACAGATTTCGATAAAGTTCGTGGCTATAGTAGTACCGAAGAAGCGTTCAATAAGATCACAGCTATCAGTTGTTATCTGGATTGGTCTAATGAACTTATAGCATACGCGATACCTCCCGAGGGTATGACAATGGAAGAAGCCGAACGAGAAGTCGAAGACCTCAAAGGCGTGACTCTGTTCGATAGTGAAGAAGAGATGTTATCTACCTTCATTGGAATCATTCAAGATGCGGATGTATTGTCTGGTTGGAATTCAACCACGTATGATATTCCATACATGCTCCACCGAGTAAAGTGGTTATTTGGCGAAACCCGCATGAACGAGTTTTGTTTATGGAACGAGCAGCCCAAGAAGCGAGTATTTGAAAAATACGGTGCGGAACAACTTACCTATGATCTAGTTGGTCGTATCCATCTGGATTACATGAACTTGTACGAAAAGTACACATACCACGAAATGCACTCGTATTCGTTGGACGCTATTGCCGAGTATGAACTTGGCGAGAAGAAAGTGGAATACGAAGGCACATTGGATCAACTGTACAACAATGACTTCCGAAAGTTTGTTGAATACAGTTTACAGGATGCTATGCTGTTATTTCGTATTGATGAACGCAACAAGTTTATCGATCTGGCGAACGCACTGGCTCACGCTAACACCGTATTAATCCCAACGACGATGGGTGCTGTTGCCGTGACCGAGCAGGGCATCATCAATGAAGCACACGCTCAAGGACTAGTGGTTCAGAACAAAGCCGAACGCAATTTCAATGAGACCGAGGAAGAAGCCGAAGCGAGGGCTGAAGCCAATCGTGCGGCGGGTGCATACGTAGCGCCACCCAAACGCGGAATACATGAACAGATTGGCTCAATCGATATCAACTCATTGTACCCAAGTGCTATTCGTGCATTGAATATGGCACCGGAAACATTGAAGGGGCAACTAATCCCCACCATGACCGATCAAATGATTGCCGATAAAATGGCTCCTACGATGGTAAAGGGCAAACCCAAGAAGGGAATGTCATTTGCTGCAGCATGGGAAGGCGTGTTCGGATCATTGGAATACCAAGCAGTAATGAACCAAGAGACCGACACTATGATCCAAATTGAATGGTTCGATGGTGAAATATCAACCAATAGTGCTGCCGAAGTATATAATATGGTATTCAATACAGAGAACTTTTTGTGTCTTAGCGCAAACGGTACCTTGTTTGATACCGAGCACGAAGCAATCATTCCGGGGTTACTTCGGAAATGGTACGCTGAACGTAAAGAACTACAGAAGAAAATGTATGCCGCCACCGATCCAGAAGAAATATCATTTTGGGATAAGCGTCAACATGTGAAGAAGATTAACTTGAACAGTTTATACGGCGCTTTGTTGAACCAATGGTGTAGATTTTATGATCAACGTCTTGGACAAAGTACTACTCTAACGGGAAGATGTATCACCAAACACATGTCTGCATATGTTAACGAAACGTTAACGGGCGAATATGATCACTTAGGTGAATCTATCATTTACGGCGATACTGACTCGGTGTATTTCAGTGGTGATAAGGTTCTGGCTAAACAGATCGAGGCCGGTGACATTCATTGGACAAACAGCAATGTTGTTGAACTGTACGATGCATTATCTGATTCGGTCAACGACTCCTTCCCTGCTTTCATGGCTAAAGCCTTTAAGTGTCCCGAAGAACTTGGTGCAATCATCAAGGGTGGTCGTGAGATGGTGGCTTCTCGTGGGTTGTTTATCAAGAAGAAACGCTACGCATTGTCCATCTATGATTATGAAGGCAAACGATTGAATACCCCTAAACTGAAAGCTATGGGCTTGGACTTGAAACGGTCGGATACCCCAGCGAAGGTTCAGGTGTTCTTGGGTGACATTTTGACTGATCTATTGGATGGTAAATCAAGAGAGAGCATTGTTGATAAGATCGTTGCATTCAAGACTGAGTTCCACAATTTGCAGCCGTGGGAAAAGGGTACACCGAAACGAGTTAACAATCTCACCAGATATACTCATCATGAAATCCACCACGGCAAATCCAATATGCCCGGTCACGTTCGCGCAGCATGGCACTGGAATAGCTTGAAAGAATTCAATGGTGATCAACACAGCATGGGAATTGTTGATGGGCAGAAAACCATTGTATGTCAGCTTAGACCAAATTCTTTAGGCTACGAGAGAATTGGATATCCCATTGATGAAAAGCGTTTGCCGGAATGGTTCACTGAATTACCGTTCGATGACGCAGCGATGGAAGAAGCAATTGTTGGCAAGAAAGTTGACAACCTGCTTGGTATCTTGGAGTGGGAATTAAGGACCGCTACCGACATCACCACCGCATTCAATACCTTTTTCACAATTACAAAATAAACTTGTATTACATGCAAGTTTCAGGTACAATTAATAGTAGGAGAATACATGAAGACGTTTCTAGATGATCTAGTCAAACATACAACTATGTTAGGGCTAATGGACAGGGTAAAGGTCGATGCACGGGAAGATACCGTGTATATCGAAGGGGTTACCGATGACCACCAAGTAGTATTGAAGGCAGTACTACATGGAACAATGCCACTTCTTCACGGAGAATTTGGTATCCCGAACCTTCCAAAGATTCAGAATCTTCTTAAGATCGAACCATACAAGAAAAACTGTGTTATTGAGATCGAATCACGTGAACGTAATGGAGTGTCCTCTCCTGCATCATTACATTTTGAGACGACAACTAGCGAATTTCAGAACGATCATCGTCTCCAGACAACTCATGTTATTTTGGATGAGATGGGACGAATTGAGATCGAGAAAATGATGCCGAAGTCATACGAGATCAATATCATACCAGAGGACAATGCCATCGATCAAATGAAATGGCAAGCGGATATTGCAGATGGGGAGAAGTTTAGATGTGAAGTTGAAGACGGTGATCTATATTTTTGCTTCGGAGACGAGGCCACTAATGCAGGACGGTTTAAGTTCGCGGAACAGGTGGGCACATCGTACCCATCTGAATTCTACTGGAACACAAAACAAGTCCTGAACATTCTCAGATTGGAGGATGAGATGTGCATACAATTTTCCCAAAGAGGAATAATGCGCATCACGGTCGATAGCGGGTTTGCAGAGTACACCTACTATTTGCCAAAACAAACGCTTTAAGGAGCACAATATGAAGCGAGAGTCGAGTAAAATTTTCTATGACGTGGACGAATACACAAAGTTTTGTGTTCGATTTGGTAGAGTATTTAACGAAGCTGATATGTATCAGCACAACAAGGAAAACTGGAAGGACTATTTAAGTTTCAAGAATCCAGTCAACAAGTACAAAATCCCTAACCATTGGAAACGGGATGATCGCAATTGGAACTTCGATACCAATGCGGTACAAGCTCACGCCGCAACCATGAAAGAGTGGAACGGTGGACTCGTATAAGATAGTTGTAGTATCTGGTGGCTTTGATCCAAGGTTGTATAAAATACAATACGACCTTGGAGGAACCACGAAATGTTCATAAACAACAAATATACCAACTGGTATCATGATATTATTAGCAACCGGCAAATGAACCCCGTCATGTCATATGATGTATGAATGGCATCAACTAATTAATACCAGTGAAACAGAAGTATTGCATATCATAGAGATACAATCAGGTGATTGTGTAGAGAGTGATATCGAAAGGAAATCCGATGAGTAAAATGGACGACACAGACTACCAAGATTTATTAGATAAACTGAAAACGATTAACATATCTACCGATGACACCAACATCAACACTTCCGCTACGGATTTCTACCGTAACCATTTCAATGGCCAGTGGACGGATAGTTCTACCCCGAACCCGCTTTATCCGGGAACGGGTATCACAAAGTCGCCATATGATGGCACGACAACCATCAACACGTGGCCAAATACCGACACTGGCACCATGCAGACTATTCTTGTCGAGGTAGAAGAGATCAATGAACGTCTAAAGAATATCGAAGAAACATTGTTGATCCTACGTCGGGATACCATCATTGAAGAAAAGTATCCAATGTTGAAAGAAGTGTACGACAAATACATGGAGACGTTACAGAACCTCAAGAATTGGGAAATTCTGAAGGCCCCAGCAAAGAAGAACCGTGGGGAAGAATAATGGCAACAATTAATACCAATCTCCTATCAACATCAACGCAGCCATGGGGTAGCTCGATGTCATTGACAGCGATCAAAGACCCCTATCTGGTGGACGGTTGCGACATGACAGCGAACAGTCTCGTGATTACAGAGCAAGATATCACGTTTTCGACGGAAACCAATCCAGATGTTCAGCTAATGGCCACGGTATTGAAGCTGTGTAAGATGTTGTGTGTTGTCCCTGATACCACTCCTAATGATAGAACTCACCAAGAATACAGTAGATTACAAGACGCCAGAGATGCCTATGATGTGGTGTTAAAGAAGGTTCTGGCTGAAGAAACATTGGTTCCACCTGAACTCAAGGCCGCATATGACTTGTATCAGCATGAGTTGCAGGGTGTGAAGATGTGGAAAGCTTTGAAGAAGAAGAAGCACGAATGAGAAAAATGCTAAATACCCTATAAGGGATTAGCATGAGAGCCAGAGAATTCACATTTTTAACTGAGGCACAGAACTACGAACAGATGTTCGCTGGTGTGTTGAAGATATTGCCCGAAGAACAAGCAGCGTGGTGGCGCGAAACTAGCAAACATTCTATAAAACTTGCAAAGGAACTTCTTCGAAAGAATGACCGAATTGCATGGTATTTGAAATGGGTTCGGCTCGATATGTTGAATGAGTTAGTTGGAGCGCCGGGGTTCAATGGTCAACTATCTAAACAGCATCCAGAAATAGCAGATACACTCAAAGACCTTCGATCCAAAATAATGCACAAAATGGGATGGACAGACATGTTTAACATTCCCCGTGCCCATTGGATACATGCACAATTAACGCATTTCATGGGAATTGTACATAATGTTCCCGCCATACAGAACCACGTATTTAGGAGCGAAAAACCTGCAGAATTGTTCGATATATTCAGAGAGCATGAAAAGAAGTGGGCGGTAGACGCGAAGGGAACCGTAGATATTCGAGAAGATGATCATGAAATTATCAAACTGGATCAAGGCTCATGGTGGCTATTGAATCGTTCTTCATGTCCTTCCGAGGCCGACGCCATGGGACACTGCGGAAACGCTGGTGGATACAAAAATCATCGTATTCTGAGTTTCCGTTCACTACAACCCAACAACCGTTGGAAGCCCCACCTGACATTTATCATAGACGAGGATGGATATCTTGGCGAAACAAAAGGTCGAGCTAATGAAAAACCTGCAGAACGTTATCACCCTTACATTATCAAACTGTTAGAACATAAAATGGTTAAAGGTATATCCGGTGGTGGCTATCAACCAGAGAATAACTTCGCACTATCCGATCTCCCAGAGCAAGAACGTGAACGCCTAATCCAAGCGAAACCCGATCTTGGCACACTGAAAGACATGCTTAGAGCACGTGGGCCTTCTAAAGAAGTATTAGATCGTGTCTTAAAAACACTGGACAGTCATGACATAAGTTATGTTCGCGTTGAGTTCGCTGAGAGCGATGACGATGGTGAATCAAAACTACCATTCGACAAAGACCAGATCAAAGATTACAGCAAAGCATTAATTGTACTAGACGAAGACAAAGACCTAGAAACATTCGCGAACTATCAAAAAGGAAATCTAAGTCATTATGTTGGCGTAGTACAGGGCGACTATGATCAAGAGCATTATGTTGATCCGGATCAAGTGAAGGATTTTGTAAACGAATTACCAGACAATCTCACCCAGACGCTAAAAGATAAAATGCGGGTCATCGCAGATAACAATGGGGAAGACCTAGACGAATGGATCAACATGAACGACGGTGACATATGGGAAACCATCGATCAATATGAAGATATGGAAGGCATGGACGATATCAGGTCTGCTGTTCACTGGGCAACCGAAACTGGCGTAAGATATGGTTACGAAACCGAAGTGTACAATGCTATTAAGCGCGAACTGAATGATCCAACCTTACCATATGGTGGAAGAATTCTTTTCACCAGTATACATGAACCGGTAAAGTATGTAATGCCGTTGTACGAGATCGTTCATGTATTGTCCGACGAAGACATGCTGTATGATATCGAATACACCAGCGGTTGGTACGGCGATAAAGGTATCAACCTCGACGATGGTCGATATGGCTTCCACGGCGATTTCCAAGAAGAAGGCGCACGTGAAGATTTAGAACAGCGACTGTACGACATTTAACATTTGACTCCTATGCTTGAATCAGATACAATGGTTCATTAATCGTAAATGGAGCAGAACATGCCAGCAAAATTCAACCACACCGTCGAAAAAGGATTGAAACCATTACGTCCATGGACCGAATGGTTGTTCGATATCAACGGCGATATCGACGTATATCTAGACATCTATCCTGTCACCAAAGGTCATATGCTATTCGTTCCTAAAGGGTTTATTGAGAATTGGGATCGCTCAAAGACAAATGCACCAGAGCAAATCCTGACTTACTCAAGTGGAAATCCGTGGGAGCTAATCCCTGAATGCATGAAACAAGCATACATACAAGGCAACAAAATGGTCCAACAAGGATTGTGTGATGGCTTCAATGTAGGACTTAACGCTGGTAAAGCATCAGGTCAAACAGTCGCGTTCCCTCATGTACATTTGATTCCACGACGTGACGGTGATATGAAAGATCCTGCTGGCGGCATTAGATATTGCATACCTGATCGCGGAAATTATCACACTTCGCCGCATTATTCTAAAACTGATGAATCTTAACGTTCGCCGTTTGCATATTTGTTTATAGTATATTCAGATTAGATTTATTAAACATTGACATTGCTGTAACTCCTATGTTATAATACAGTTATAGAGTAGTTGGATGTTAGAGCATCGCGAACTACATTGTATTTATACTTTAGAGGCGTTATACCAGAAAAACAAAAGTACTAAAGGAAAACAAAATGAGTACACCGGAACGATAATGGAGTATGTAAATATTACACAAGACATGCGCGACTACGCCGAACAAGAAGCCCTCAGAATGGGAAAGTTAAATAACAGTATTCTCAGCGGTAAAGGCAATACCGCTGGGTTTATTGGAGAACTGGTGGCACATCAGATATTCGGCGGGACCATAGCGAATACGTACGATTATGATCTCATTCTCACGAACGGACTGACGGTTGATGTGAAAACAAAACGAGTGACATCAGCACCACGCCCACACTATGAGTGCAGTGTTGCTGCATTCAATACAAAACAACAATGCGATGCGTATGCCTTCGTGCGAGTAGACTCTAAATGCAAGAAGGCTTGGTTCCTTGGAGCCATGGGTAAGCAGGAATATTTCGATGCTGCCCGATTTATGAAAAAAGGCGATGTTGATCCATCAAATAATTTCATCGTAAAAGCAGACTGTTACAATCTACCAATTGCGAGACTGGATATACAATGAATCGATTAGACAAACATCAAAAGATCGGGATTGACTTCGATCATACACTTGTGAACAGTAACAAGACACACTTGTTCGAAGAGTATATCTTGGCCAATCCCGATAAAGAATATTGGATCGTCACGTTCAGAAACAACACAGGTTTCTGGACCAGAGAACAAACGATCTTTGATTTACAATCACATACCAAGCTGACAATGGATCATTTCGAAGATATCGTTATGCAGGTACGTCAACCAGATATCGCCACCCAAAGTATCATTCTGGATGGTGATGAATCTATGCATTGGAAAGGACTGATGTGTTACGAAAGAGATATCACCATCATGATTGACGATATGCCCGAGTGGGTATTGCCCGGTTGTGAACGCTATGGTATTGATTTCATTGACACTTTCACGTTATAAAATTATGAGCATGCTTGAAAAACGTTTAAATAACAAGCCGTGGTACGAAACACTTATCATTCAATCCGATCCGGATGATGCTGATAATTTGATCTTACCATTGCCGCCAGAACTGCTGGAACGAATGGGATGGGATGAAGATACAGACCTTGACTATGAAGTTCGGGATGATGGTATCTATATTAAGGAAATCAAATGACACCGGAAGAACGAGCAAGGCAAGCATACAATGAACACGAGGATGACACAATGCCGGTAGGACAAGACCCAAGGAAAACACACTTCCGAATTAGTGTGACAAAAAGCGTAGCACGTATTGCTGCATGTATTATTTTAGGACTGTATGGCATTCAAATCGACGCAAATGCAGTATGGGTATTCGCATCCCTGATGGGCTTTGCGGAAGTACTCGGTATCATAGAGGAACTATAATGTTCGGAGCTATACTTAAAGGAATATTCGGCGGCAAGCCGGATGTAGACAACACGGATAAAATCGATCCGGAACTAACCGATAAAGAATACGCGGATCAACAAGGGCTATCATATATTGACGTGATCAATGTAGAAGTCGATCCAGACAACCCAACTGCCGGTGGATCATTTGAATTCGATTGGAATGATGCTTTCATCGTACGTCTAGCCAAATCAGGCTACGAAGCCAAAACGGATGCCGAAATGGTAGACCATTGGTTCCAAGATGTATGTCGTCAGATCGCCATGGAGAACTTCGAAAAAGATGAAGCCATGAACCCTGACATAGAACCATCCGGTCGGCGTAAAATTGGTAATGGCAGAACAGAGGTAACTTAATGCGATATCTACTAGTAGACACTATGAATGCTTTCTTCCGCGCTAAACATATGGCAGCTAAAGGATCAGAATCCCACTTGAAGATCGGGATGGCTATCCATACTACCCTATCAATCGTGAACAAATCAGTCCTCAAAGAAAATGTTGACCATGTGATCTTCTGTCTCGAAGGCCGATCATGGCGCAAAGATTTCTACGAACCATACAAACGTAATCGGGATGTGTTGAAACAAAAACGTACACCCAAAGAAATCAAAGAAGATGAAGAGTTCTTCGAAGCGTATGGACATTTCACCGAATATCTTACCGAACGAACGAACTGCACTGTGCTACAAAATCATGTGGCCGAAGCCGATGATATGATTGCTCGATGGATTCAAACCCATCCGAACGATACTCATATCATTCTGAGTTCCGACTCTGACTTCCATCAATTGTTGAGCGAAACCGTATACCAGTACAATGGATTGGCAAGCCAATTGATTACCGTTCATGGTATCTTTGGTGACAACGATAAGCCAGTGATCGATAAGAAGACACAAGAACCAAAGGAGCCACCTAATCCAGAATGGGTATTGTTCGAGAAATGTATCCGTGGAGATAGCGCCGATAATGTATTCAGTGCGTACCCCGGCGTTCGAAAGAAGGGTTCAGCTAAACGTACAGGACTGTTGGAAGCATTTGCCGATAAACCCACCAGAGGTTATGATTGGAATAACCTGATGCAACAAACATGGACCGATCACGAAGGGGCAGAGCACGTAGTCAAAGAAGATTATGAGCGCAACAAGACCCTGATTGATCTCACCAAACAGCCAGAATACGTGATTGAAAAGATCGATGAAGCCATTGAACTGGCCGAACATCCAAAGGATATCGCGAAGGTTGGCCTGATGTTTATGCGCTTTTGCTCAAAATACGACCTAAATACTATTTCAGGGTTTTCAAAGCAATATACAGCATGGCTGAGTTCATCATACGGAGAACAAATATGAAACTAATAGCAAATCCCATCGTAAAAAACAAGTGTTGGGTAATCAATAAGACTAATGGGTCCAAGGTCGGATCAATCATTAGTTCCGGCAACGGAGACACAATGACCATTCATTTCGGGAATAAGTCCGAACAGTTTGTATCATTGAAAGAAATTGGTGCCAAATACGACATCAAGTTCACTAAGTCAGTGAAGAAAACGCCACAAGCACCATTGGATGTATATGGTTATAGCACCGACGCTATGCCATTCAATACAATGTATGATGTCGTTCGACGTGTACCATTGTTTACCAAAGGCGCGAAATCAAAGAGTTACTTCTGTGCCGGTCATTATATGGTCGATCTGAAGAACAACGGGCAATGGAAATATATGTTCTGTCCTAAACTGATTACACTACAACGCTATGGCTATCAGGGACCGTTCAATACCGTCAAGGAAGCAATCGACAATGGCAGCGTATAGCTCATTGCACATCAAAAAGTTTCGCGAGAAGGTGAAACTGATGAACGATCAGGCGGGTAAACAATTAACCATGACCGCCAAAGACGCAAGAGATTTACACAATGAGATGTTTGGATTGATTGATCTCGTGGCTGAACTACAATCAAAAACCCAATATCAAGACGAGGCCAATTTGGCCAGCCAAGGATTGCCTAGTAAATTCGATGGTGGAACTTTTTGAGTTATATACCCATATAATAGATAAATACAGTATGGACAATTTTAAACCAACGTGGTTATATATCAAAGAACACAATGATACGGGTATGAAATATTTCGGAAAGACTGTGAACGATCCGGATGGATATAGCGGTTCTGGTTTGTATTGGGTTAGGCATATTAAAAAGCATTCCAATAATGTTACCACTGTTTGGAAAAAACAGTTCACGGACGAACAAGAGTTGATAGAGTATGCTCTGAATTTCTCAACCAACAATAACATAGTCGAATCTCGCGAATGGGCTAATTTAAAACAAGAAGACGGACAAATGGGTGGCGATACTGGCATTTCCGAAGCTGGTAGAAAAATACTCAGTGAGAAAGGATTAAAACGTAAACATTCAGAAGAATCCAAACAAAAAATCCGCGATGCTAGAGCAAAGCAGGTTATGCCCAGCGGTTGGAAAATGAAAGAGGAACAAAAGGAAAAGCTTCGGGTAGCTCGTGCAAAACAGGTTATGCCAAAACGTGGTCCTATGTCCGAGGAACAAAAAGAAAAATGCCGCCAATCTCAACTTGCTAGATGGCGCAAACTAAAGGGAGAAGGATAATGTCGCGTCCTGCCCCGACCGTTCTCCGAGAGAACACAAACAAAGAAACATATGACTCTGAACAAGTCCTATTGAGTGATGGGATTTGGGCTGTGTACTATGATGGGCAACCTATCAATCTAAAAACATTGAACTTGTTGAAGAACCTCAAGAAGAATCCCCCGAAATATAAAAAGGTTTCATTCAGCAATCCCGGACATGCGATCAACCTCGCCAAGAAACTGAACACCGAATTCAAGACAGACCTATTCGTTGTCATGAAATTAATCAAGGGGCAACAGGTGTATCCATGAAACAAAAACTTACGGAGTTAGTTGCAGAAAAGTCTGCCGAAACTGCGGAACAATTGTTTCCAATCATATGGATGAACCCACGCAAAGGCGGCGGATTAAGATTGACCGAGATAGGTCTACATGAATTTCAACACAAGCTTGATCTAGAAGCATTTCATGCAAACGTCAAACAACGCAAGAACATTGAGTCCAATTTCAAGACATTGTTGGCATTAGATAAAAAGATCAATTGCCCATACTACATATACAGAAAGAGGATCATCTTCTTTGATCGAGCGATCTTCAATTGGTTTGCACTATGTGGTTTTGACATCCAACGCTTTTTAATTACACAACAACGATAATAGCAGTTGACATATGTCGGATGTACGTGTATACTTCCCCTTAACAAATCGAGACCGTCACTAAAGAGTTTCAACAAAGTTTTAAAAAACGATTGACACACAGCTTTTTTGTGATACTATCTGCATCAAGAAAACAAACCACCTTTGAAAGGGTTGACGAAAATGGCTAGTAACGACGCACTAAATATCGAAATATGCACTCCAAAAGAAGTAGCGGAAGCTCTGGAAGTTGCCTTCATGGTAAAACGTCCAGTATTCCTTTGGGGTCCACCGGGTATCGGTAAATCAGAAATCATCGAGCAGATCACTGTTGATCGCGGTGGTTATGTGATCGATCTCCGTATGCCACTGCTTGATGTCACCGACATCAAAGGCATGCCGTTCTACTCCAAATCCACCAACACAATGGAATGGGCACGTCCCGGCTGTCTGCCAAATGATGACGACATGCTGTTCACTGACAAAATTCCTGATGGAATGAAGGGCATGAAGTGCATCGACTTCCCAATCGTCACACTGTTCCTTGATGAAATGAACACCGCTTCTCCCGCCGTTATGGCAAGTGGTTATCAGCTTATCCTGAACCGTCGTGTCGGCGAATACAAACTGCCAGACAACGTTGTTATCGTTGCCGCTGGTAACCGCGAAACCGACAAAGGTGTCGTGTACCGCATGCCTACTCCACTGTCCAACCGTTTCTCTCACTTGGAAATGAAGCATGACTACAAGTGCTGGGAAGAATGGGCAATCGCAAACCGTCAAGACGCTACTGTTATCGCATACTTGAATGCGAACAAAGCTGACTTGTACGATTTCAAGCCGAAGTCTTCTGGTCGCGCTTTCGCCACCCCTCGCTCTTGGTCTTTCGTTTCTGACTTCTGCGCAGTCAAGGGTGTCAAAGACTCCACACTTCGCAAACTCTTGGGTGGCAGCATCGGTGATGCAATGGCTGGCAAGTTCATGGCAACACGCGCCATCGTTCACAAGATGCCTAACCCGACCGATATCCTGATGGGTAAGGTCAAAGAGTTGAAGATCGACAACGTGTCCGCTCACTTCTCCCTCTCGGTTTCTCTCTGCTACGAGTTGAAAGAGGATTTCGAGAAAACCAAAGGCGATGATGCTTGGTACGATAAGTTCGACCACTTCGTTACCTTCATGATGGATAACATGACCACAGAAATCGTTGTCATGGCTGTCCGAACCGCTCTGGTTAAGTTTGAACTTCCAGTCATCCCTCAAAAGATGACACAGTTCGAGAAGTTCAACAAAGAGTACGGCCACTTCATCGCCGCCGCTCTTGGCGATATTGACGACTAATCGTCGGCCCCTGATGGGGTGAGGGACTGTAGCCAGCCCTCACCCCATCCTTTTCTTTACAGGAGATACCATGAGCATAGGCCAAGGCATCGCTATATGTGGCATTTGGGGCGGTACCGCCGCTATTGCGTTTAGTGAGGTTGGTGGCGCAGTCATCCTTGTAGGGATGTTCGCAATGATCGCCACGGGCATGATCTCTACACACAAGCAGGGATCAGAATGAGTACTGGGATAAATACAATGATGAACACACCCACACCAGAAGACTTCAAAGATTTCCTAGAACTGCAAGTCGGTGAAGCTAAAATCGAGACCCTCGAAGATGTTCAAGACATGATCATGCAAATCACCGTAGGCATGACAGAAGCACACCCTGATAACAAAGACGGTATGAAACAAATCGTCAAAGAAATCATTCGTGGAATCGACATGGTAATCGCCGTGTACGAATCTGAACAAAAAGACACCCTCGACTCATAGGAGTTCGTAAATGTACGGCAACCTCAAAGATGATTTCGATGCTTGGTGGAGCATGCGAAAATATAAAACACGCGACATCCCCGCCAAAGAACACGGAACACAACTAATCAAACACCGCAACGGATCAAACTTTGGATGGCCCGGTCCCGAAAAAGATGTTAACTATTGGGTGGAACTCGACAACGGTTATGCAATCGGGTACAGACAACCATATACTTCCAAAGGAAGAAAAGCCAGATACGTTGAATTCCCTATCGCACAAATGCCAGAAAAAACATTGACACCAGAATGAATCATGGTATACTCCGTGTACATTCAAATAAGGAAACAATATGTCAAGCATAATTAAACCAGAAGGCAAGTCAGCACTCCCTGTCGGATTCAAAACTGATCCGTACGAGGACGAAGAAGCTATCAAGAAATTGGTCACGGCCAAGATTCGCTTGCTGTTGACACAACCATTCTTCGGGAACATGGCTGCACGACTGATATTGGTCAACGGTGATGCGTGGCTTTCAACCGCCGCAACCGATGGTCGCCACTTCTATTACAACAGTAAGTTCATTCTTTCTCTGGATGATGCTCAAAACGTGTTCCTGTTCGGACACGAGATTTTGCACAACGCTTGGGATCATATGGATCGTAACGAAGGTCGTCGGCCTGATATCGCCAACATCGCATGTGACTATGCAGTGAATGGTGATCTGATCCAGAACCGTATCGGTAAAGTAATCGATCAGGTTCCTATCCTGCACGAAACCAAATACTACGGTTGGTCCATGGAACAGATTTATGCTGATCTGATGGAGAATGCAGAGCGCATCGATCTTCCTAAATTGGCCGGAATGGTTCTCGATGATCACTTGGATGTCGAAGACGAAGATGGCGAAGGTGCTGGTTCCGGCAAAGGCAAAGCTGGCGGCAAAGATGGCAAAGGCAAAGGTCGTCCAAAGCCATTGACCAAAGAAGAGCGTGACGAAATCAAAGCCGAAGTCCGCGATAGCATTCGTCAGTCTGCAGCAGCATGCGAAGCCGGTGATATCCCCGCTGGCATTCAGTCCATGCTTGATGACTGGAACGAATCAAAGATTGATTGGCGGGAAATGATTACTGCCAGTATCCAAGGTCAAGTGAAGTCAAACTTCACCTTCCAACGTCCGTCTCGCAAGGGCTGGGAACTTGACGCAATCCTTCCCGGCATGGAGCCAGAGCCTACGGTCAACGTCCACGTGGCAGTTGATATGAGTGGGTCTATGACCACCGAAATGGGTAAGGAAATCTTTGGTGAAATCCACGGCATCATGGAACAGTACACTGACTACAAAGTCACAATCTGGACCTTCGATACTCAAGTGTACGGTCTGAAAGAATTCACGCAATACAATGGCGATGAACTCAAAGACTACATGCCAGCAGGTAATGGCGGCACCGAGTTCTCCGTGAATTGGGACTTCATGAAAGAAAACGAAATCGAACCCGACATCCTGTTGTTCTTCACGGACGGTTATCCTTGGGGTTCATGGGGCGATGAAGACTACTGCGATACAGTGTTCATCATCCACGGCGAGGGTGCAGGACATATCACCGCACCATTCGGTCAAACCTGCCACTATGATGGGATTAGGTAATGCCTCTTCCCATGGCAGTAGTCATCGTATTCCTGACATTCTTTACCGCATTAATGGCGGGAATGATGTATCTGTTCGGTCCTGAAAATGATAATGGTTGGCGTGTTGGTGCTGATGTTTCTCCTAGTTCTTGGGATAGCATTCGCCAAGGTTGGCCAAGCCGCCTTCGGGGCATATATCGACCGGAAAGAAGTCAATGAACGGGTAAAAATGTTAGAAGCCCTGCGGGATGAAGAAAAATTAGCCGAACTACCGACTAGGAAACCGTGATGTATCACCACGCTAAGAAATTTGATTTTTTCGACACAATACTCGAACGCCCTGATTGGGTCAACAAAACCGTTCTCGATTTCGGGGGCAGTCACGGTAATATCATTCGCGATGATGTTTCTAAAATTGAACCAAAAAACTACACCTGCGTTGACGTGGACAATTTTGCTACTATTCTCGGAAATGATGATTATCCAGAAGCAGCATGGCATCATTTCGACCGGTATCAGCCCCACTATAACCCAACCGGAATCGTTGGCGAACCGCTTCCCATGCTTGCTCGTTTCGATTTCATATTAGCATTCAGTGTGTTTACTCACACCCCTCATGCCGAAACTAAAGAGCTTGTCCATGCCATGTTGCATGATCATCTAAATGATGATGGTGTGATGGTCGTTACCTTCTTGGAACCATACGCCTTGCCATGGTTTTTAGAACATCGAGCCAAATACGAAACCTTCGATCAAGATGAAAAACTTGAACAAGTTAAACATCTTGACTACTTCTGGCTACACGATGGCGTTGAAATTAATCAAAACGATGACAATGCCGACGATACAAGTAGCTATACGGGGTTCCATACACCAAAGTATTTCCTTTCCATGATCGCGGAAGCCGGTTTCAAACAACGCTATGTATGTGGGCGGTCTATCGACACAGACGCCGAACGTCAAAGCTGCATCATCATAACCAAATAGCTATTCTGTTTCAGGGATATCCGTTTTCGGACGTGGTTTTAATGGCGATGCCGGTACTGCTGGTGTCGCCGTTATTGCTTCTTGAACATTCGCGAGTATCTTATCCATCGTCGGCTTGATCTGTGCCTGATGATCGGCAATACATCCAACTACAGTCGCGCCCAAAGCATTCCAAAACTGTAAATAGTTTCCGGCGATACGTATCTGCACTAGTTCCTGACGGTCGGTGATATACGATCTTTGCTGCTTGCGCGTGAGTGTTCGAAGCTCAATCTTCGTAGTCTTCGCTAACATTCCATTCACCGCAACCAATGTATCCTCAATCTTTCTCCAATCCACCTTTAACTGATTGATCCGAAGTACCGCCCACTTGTTTGGCTCGGTCATCGGGATTCCTTGTTGATCCTTCTCCATCTTCATCATAAGTTGATACAGTTGTAAGTTATCGATCATTTCATTGATCGTGGCTTGGCATGTCACCATACGGTCAACTGACTCAAAGATGGGTGAAAACTTCAATGGATACCCACTGTAACTGAAGAAATCCAGTGATGAAGCTGGGGCAGAAAACATCATTGTTACTAGTAAAAAGGGAGCTAAGAAATATTTGCGCATGTTTTTTCCTTGATAATTATATATGTACTTATCAGTCAGTTCATAAAGGAAAACAAAATGACCGAAGAAACATTAGATCAGGCACCCGTGGCACCAGCACCAATCCAAGGGGAACCAACATATCAGGAACCAACACCGGAACCTGAACAGGCAGCACCAACACCAGAACAGGCTGATCCAGACCAAAATGGTCCGGGTGAGCCAGAACAACCAGCATTAAGTGTTAACGACTTCGTGCTGATGATGCAAATCATTAACGTTGTATCTGCTCGTGGTGGGGTGAAGCCAGAAGAAATGGAAGATGTCGGCGGTCTATACAAACGTCTACACTCATTCCTAGACCAAGCAGGAGTGCTTGACCAAAAGCCTCAAAAATAAGGAACCAACATGATTAAACATAGTGGAAAACACGGAGACAAGAAAGTAGTAGTATTATATAACACAGTGCCAGAAGAAGAGCACATGTGCCTTGTATGCTATCCAGATGTACTGCCAGTGCAGTATCACGATGGCATTATGCGAGTGCTAGAAAGCGATGTCGGCCAACAAGCCAAAAACTTCGCAGACGCATTGCACAGAAATGTGTTCGCAAACGGAAATAATATGTTGCATACTCTACACAAAGAGGGTATGATAAAGAAAGTTCAAACAAACCAAGTGACTATCTTGCCGAATGCTAAAAGTAAAATTCGTCTCGATGAACTGAATAGCCTACTGTCTCAGATCGATTCAGGGGGAGAAGCCGCTAAAGTTCTTGCCGACAACGATAAAGGTACAGGAATGGCTGATCCAGAAGTTATTAGGCATGCTGCAGAAACCCGATTGGCAGAAGAAGCCCGTGAAAAGGTTCTCGAAACCAATGAAATCGAAGGTTGGGCACCACCACCTAATGAGGTTGAAGAAGGTTTGGTGGGAATGACCGGATTGGCAACTGCCAATCTAACACAAGCACAGCAAATCGAAGCACAAATTGCTGCGCTACAAGGAGAAGCTAGCCGACTAACTGAAGAAGCATATTCTATGGACCCATCGTTAAAGCCAAAACGTGGACGCGGAAGGCCAAAAGGTAGTGCCAACAAAAAAACCGCAGCATAGTTATTTCAGTACTGAGTTCTTAGAAAAATGGGACACAACATTCCAAGACGTTCGTCTGGAAGATGTTCCCATAGAACTTATCAAACATATTGAAATAGTGCTTACCAACGGAGAGTATATACCAATCGACATTCAGGATACCTTGGCTAATGAAAACATTAACCCAAGGCGTCTTGAAATGCTGATCAACCAACATATCGAAGACATCAGCGAAGAAATTCACCTGATCGAATTCAAACTGGATATGAACGAAGTCGCAATAACAATCGAAGCTCAAACAGAAAAAACGTTGAAAGACTTATGATAACAGCGATCTTAGCTATAGCCGACGACGGAGCCATCGGGTCCGAAAACGGTTTACCGTGGCCTCACATCAAAGATGATATGGAACGGTTCGTAGAAAAAACAATAAACCAAGTGGTGGTAATGGGCCGAAAAACATGGGACTCATTGCCACCCAAATACCGACCACTACCAAACCGAATCAATGTCGTGGTTACATCTAAACCCCTCTCAGACTTCCCCGGTGCCAGTGGTACATTACACGGCGATGATCTCACCAAAGGTCTGCAAACATTCGTGAAAGCATATCCAGATAAAGAGATCGTTATCATCGGTGGTGCTGAGATATACAAGCAATGTTTGCCAGCATGCGATAAACTTTACATTACTAAGGTACATGGCGAATACGAGGGCGATGTGTTCATGGATTATGATGAACTTATCAAAGGCTTTGAGCAAACTGGTCATGGATTGATGGCAGATGCTACAAGAGATTTTGGCGAACATTTGTTCACGTTTCAAACATGGAAAAGACAATGAACGTATTTGTATTATTGACAATGCTTATAGGAAGTAATGGTCAAGGTTCTTATTACCACCATAGTCTTGATGGCAACATCAAGACATATTCATCACAACAAGAATGTCATACTGCATATGATAACTTAGACAAAGATTTTATACACGTATATACAGCATGTGTACACAAAGATTATATCCCAATCGGATGGAGAAAATGAAACAAGGTCTAATTGTTAACGAGTACGGTACGCAAGAATGGTACCTAGATGGCAAACTTCATCGGGTAGATGGACCAGCACGTATACATGAAAATGGTACTGAGCTTTGGTATCAACACGGCAAAGGGCATAGAACAGATGGCCCTGCCGCTGTATATGGCAACGGTGGAGAAAAATGGTTCTTGAACGGCGAACTACATCGTGTAGATGGACCTGCAGCAACATACCCGAATGGCGAAACTGAACACTGGATTCACGGAGAATTACAATGAATCAATATCTTGAAACTCTTAAACTAATAATGGACACTGGTGTTGATCGTGATGACCGCACTGGTACAGGCACACGCTCGATCTTTGCTCATCAGATGCGTTTTGATTTGCAACAAGGTTTTCCAGCAGTTACAACTAAAAAACTAGCATTTAAGAGTGTTGTATCAGAGTTGTTATGGTTCCTAGAAGGTTCCAGTGACGAACGTAGGCTTGCTGAGATACGGTATGGTAAACCTCGGGCAGAGTTGGAAGGTAAGACTACTATCTGGACTGCTAATGCAGAAGCAGATTATTGGAAACATGGTACAGATTTAGGTCGTGTGTATGGTAAACAATGGCGTGAATGGCGGACCAGTGAATCATGGTCCGACGAAGAATCAGCGGAATGGTGGAAAAATAACGACATTACTAAGGTGCGCGAATTCAAACCGTATCACACGGTAGACCAAATCGCTAACGTAATTCAAAACATCAAAGACAAGCCGTGGGATCGTAGACATTTGATTATTGCTTATAATCCAGGAGAGCTTGATCAAATGTGCTTGCCCCCTTGCCATTTTTCTTTTCAATTCTATGTCGCAGATGGTAAACTATCATGCCACATGACACAACGATCATGTGATATGTTCCTAGGTGTGCCATTCAACATAGCCTCATATGCCCTGCTAACACACCTTGTAGCGCAAGTGACCGATCTCGACGTGGGTGAGCTAGTAATCACACTCAATGATGCTCATATCTACAATAACCACTTCGATCAAGTGCAAGAACAGTTGTCTAGAACTCCAGATGTACTACCAACACTGAACATCAAATCCACAACCAAAGATATCAACAACTTCACTATGGATGATTTCGTACTGGAAGACTACAATCCTCAAGCCGCCATCAAAGCAGATATGGCGGTATGATAGACATGACAAGAGACCATAGTCTATATCCAGACTGTGGATACGATCATAAGTACGATCACCGATGCAGTCTACACACCGGAGGGGTATCCGTTCAGATAGTCGAATGGTGCGCCGAACATTGTGAAGGTAAATGGGGATGGTATTTCAACCATGTGCCATATCTCGCAGACCCATACTCAATGAAGAACAATGCTATCCTCACATTCGAACTACAATCCGATCTAGTCGCGTACGCAATTACCCATTGACATCAACCACTTCATGATGCTATAATCATGAATTAACCATAAGGAAATACTGATGGCACATCAAGAACGAGATCGTATAGAGAAATCAGGTCTGAGATATGACGTGTATGGACCCGCAGGTATGCTACGAAATACCAATTGGGAAGCAGTACAAAACCCTAACGAAAATGCATACAGTATTGCTGCCCAAGTCGATAATCTAGAAAAAGATATCGACACCACCGTCCAAGCATTGACCGATGTCATGGAATGGATCAACAACTGGTCACCGAACTTCACAGAAGATGAAGAATGGGATGAAGTCAATGATCGAGTGAAAGCGATCCTCAATAAGGAAATACAAAATGACACAACCTAATCAACACGTATTCGCTAGCGAAATTCTCAATAACACTAACCTAGGAAAGTGTGACCTCGTTATCTATGCCGCGCAATTACGGCGTCTAGGATACGGAAATAATGTTCACGAAACATTGACAAAACTCTCCGAGGATAAGTTCGAAAACGAAGACCAAGCTATCGAACATTATCAGAACCTGATCGATGAACTAACACCTACCCCCGATCCACTTGAAATCGAAGGTCAACCAGAAATTACCAGCGAAGGATAACAACATGGCTAAAAAGAGTTACATGCTTGTGAGATTGGTACCAGAAGAACAACCCGAGACAGGTACAGTCTACACAATTAAAAAATCAACAAAGGGCACAAAGACCGGCGAGAAGTTTCGTTTCAGAAAGTTCGATCCAGTATTGAAGAAGCACGTATGGTTCGTTGAAAAACGTATGCCATCGCATTCAAAATGAAGGATAAATTTAAACAAGCCCATATGGATGTAGCCGAACGATACGCTGAACTTAGTTCCGCCGTTCGACTACACGTCGGCTGTATCATTGTCAAAGACAACCGAGTCCTCAGTATTGGATACAACGGTATGCCTTCAGGATGGTCCAACGTATGTGAAAGATCAGATAAGATCACCGTACATTCCAAAGAAGATGGTGATGAAATGATCAAACGTGGGTATACGCCTGTCGCCGGAACCAATCAAGGCGGTGTATACGAAAAACTTACATCACTTCCAGAAGTACTTCATGCCGAAACCAATGCTATAGCTAAGTTAGCTAAGTCACATGAAAGTGGCGATGGTGCTGCACTGTTCGTTACACACTCTCCATGTATCGATTGCGCTAAACTGATCCACCAAGCCGGTATCACCGAAGTATACTTCAAACATGAATACCGTAGCACGGAAGGGTGGGACTTTCTGAGAAGATGTAATATTAGGGTGGAGCATCTCGAATAATGATAACACATGATTCAATGAAATTATTCCTGCTACAGTTGCTGGCACATGTCGGTTTGCTGGGATTGTTTCTATATGGAGAAACATATCACTTCGGGATCACATTGTTTGTGTACTTCCTGACCGGATGCTTCGGCATGACTATGACATTTCATCGTGGTCTCTCTCATAACTCATGGAATATGCCAACATGGTTTAAATACTTCGGCACTATCTGTGGGATATACGGACTGACCGGCTCGTCAATCAGTTGGGTAGCATCACATAAAAAACATCATGCATTCTCCGACACCGAGAAAGACCCGCATTCTCCATTAACCAAAGGAATTTTCAAGGTACAGTTCCTTAGTATGTTCGAACCAGTACATATCAAGTACGTGACCAATATGCTACGTGACCCATTCCATCTATTCCTACATAAGAACTACTTCAAGATACACGCCCTGATCATCGTCGCGCTGTTGCTACTTGACCCAATGCTCCTGATCGCAGCGTACCTCGCTCCAGCGGCCATCCTATGGAACCTAGGGAGTGCCGTGAACAACCTGAACCACTTGTATGGATACAAACCACACGTGACCAATGACCACAGTACCAACAATCTCTTTACCGGATATTTGGTATGGGGAGAAGGCTGGCATAACACCCATCATGCTCACCCTAAACGATCCATGTTTGGTGAACAATGGTGGGAGGTGGATATCGGCGGAAGCTTAATTGAACTAATAGGAACAAAATCATGACAACCGTGACCCGTAATAACTTCCTGAGTGACCAAGAATTGCAAGCCTTCAATGAGTTGTGGAATGGTGCCGGTAATGATGCTATCACAATGAATGGTGCAATCGATAGAAGATTCGTCCCGTTGCGGGGGAAAACCATCAAGTCAATTATCGATCCAGCAACACTTAGTGATTGGTTCGGAACGGATGTCTACCAAATTACACGGGGCTTCATGTCAGATGCACCAGAACCATTCCAAATACATACCGACAATAATCCCGTCAATGTGTCGGGATACCATGTGAACACTTGCGTCAGCCTTGGCGAACAACAAGACCAAGGCATAGTGCTGTTCACTGACCATTGTGATCAAAAGGTCATCGCGGTGGACAATGATACCTCCGAAGACAAACTCGAAATCTATCGAACCATGGGGTACACTCCAATCACCTCAGAGAACATGGGAAAATTCATGGTCCCTTCTCCATGGATGGATCATTCCGACACCGTGAAGTCAATGCTCGACCACTGTAGTCACGAAATGTATCCATACTTCCGGCCAGACGAAGTGATCTTCCACCGGTACAACAAAGCTATACGATTCCCAAACACACAACTCCACGCCGGAATGAATGCCATCGGACCATTTCAACGCTTGGTGTTCATTGCAAAGATCGATTAATGGCAGAATATTTCAAATGGCAAGCAGGTAGACAGGAAACCGGATACTTCCGAATGAGAATATACACAATCACGTGGCCTTTCATGGGCGACTGCTATATCCTCAAGATGCCAGATCAATCAGAACTCCCACCACACAAAGACCCAATGCGTGGCAAGTGGAAGAAGCTCAAGCATTATCGACTGAACATCGTTATCAAGAAACCTAAATCCGGCGGGGAGTTCACAACCGAAGAAGGTGGAGTGATCTTCAATCTATTCAACAGAGTCATCCTGATCCGTCCAGATATCTATGAACATCAAGTGTCAAAGGTTCAAGGATCACGATACGTATTAAGCTTCGGATTTGCAATATGAAACGCGAACAGATCATCCAAGGATATGAACTGATCACGATTAGTCCTGACGAAGAATACATCCGACTGTTCGAAGAATACCGAGACGCGATCCTTACCAAAAATGATCCATCCGACCAGAAGATGATCAGAAACTATGAACCAGATCGCCTTAAGGTCGAAGACCAACTATGTGTATCATTGCTCGTCGAGGATTACTCCGTGGTGGCGTTCAGTACTCTATTACATAGAGACTGTTATGGCCAAGCAGCACGATGCTTAAATCGTTTGTATTTCGATCCAAGCATACGAACATGGAACCGTGTCGCCGGAAACCAACCATCATTGAACCCACGGGTGAATGTGATCGGGCCAGCAATGGTAATGCAACAACAAGCATTTATGCCAGATAATAGCAACGTGATGTTTATCTCCAAAGAACCATTCAAAACGAGATGGGCAAAGAAAACCGCCGCGAACTACAACAACAGTACACCACTAGAATGGACCAACCACGAAATGCTGTATCCAGTGTGTGATCAAGATCAAGCCTCTTGTTGGCAACATTTGATTTATACCACCACCGAGGATACCCTAAATACCCTATTAGATAAAGGAATATCATTCGATGAATACCGATCAAAATTCAATGCTAACACGTAAACACTTTCCGTTCTATGAAAAACTCGATCTACAATTCGATCCAGAAAAAATCATGGCAGAACTTAAAATTCTCGAAGAACTGAATGGTGGGTGGAACGACATGAAAACCAATGCACCCTTGATCAAAGAACTCACCCATGGTCGCGACAGACTCACACAGGTCTTCCAAAACGATGATGGGGAATACCACTCGTATGAACAAATCATCTGTACAGAATACAACGAAGATCAAAACGCTACTAAAACAATCGATGCCACTGGCGGTACCCTATCGCAATACAAACAAGATATGGACAAAGCTAAATCAGGCTTGAATGAATCTGCGTACAATCAACTCAGACCTATGATGGATAATGCACCATACATTCGTGATGTGTTAGAACAATTCCAAGACCCTATCTCAAGAGCAAGGTTTGCCAGAATTCAACCAGACTTTCAAATCAAACCTCATATCGATTATTGTACACGATACGGAATGAGATATCATATCGCACTGACAACCAATGATGACTGTAAACTAGGCTTCAGACATTCTCCCAAGGATGATTTCGAAGTACTACATATACCAGTCGATGGCCATGTGTACTTCGTTAATGCTGGATTCGAACATTATGCCGAGAATATGGGCGATACCGAACGCACACACTTCGTCGTCGGGGTTACTGGCCAATCATTGATGAATAATGCTTGATATCGTAATATGTGCAATACCCCCGCTAGAAAGAAAGTACCCATTGATTGGTCCCGCTATCCTTAAGGCCGTGCTCAATGATAATGGATTCAAAGCGAAGTATGTCGATTTCAATATCGAATATTGGAATACAGTAGGAAGTAAAGAATACTTTCGAACAGTAGATAACATCACCGAAAATATTCTCGATATCGATGAGCAATGCATCGATGCATGGGCAAATCAATTGATCGAAACCAACCCCACATGGATAGGGATATCCCTGTTCAGCTATAAGCAAATACCCGTTGCAAGAAAACTCCTGCACAAAATTAAACAAAAATCAAACATCAAAACAGTCATAGGCGGTGCCCACATCAGTATAGGTGTAACGTTCATTAAAGAACTACAGGAAAATAACCTCATAGACGCTTTCATCTCCGGTGACGCAGAAGAAACCCTAGTGGAACTACTGCAAAACAATACCTCACGGGCGAACGTATTCAAACCAGTCCAACTACAGGATATGAACCAAATACCAATACCAGATTACTCAGACCTTGATTTGGACATGTATGAGGACAATGGTATTTTATTGGTGACAGGATCAAGGGGATGCGTCAAAAACTGTACGTTCTGTAACATCGCAACGATATGGCCAACATATAGATTCCGTACAGGAATTAGTGTGGCATCCGAACTCGAATACCTAAATCAAACCCATGGGATAGATAAATTCTACTTCACGGACAGTCTTATCAATGGTAGTATGAAAGCCATGAGAGATTGGTGCCACAATATTATAGAGAAAAATATGAACATCAAATGGTGGGGCCAATTCATTTGTAGACCAGAACACCAAATGACTGCAAATGACTACGATATCCTGAAACAATCCGGATACAGTAGAGCCATCATCGGAGTCGAATCCGGTAGCACAATAGTCCGTGAACATATGACCAAAACATTCACCGATCAAGACCTGTTCACAATGCTGAAGGAACTCGTACAACGAAATATCGATATAGATATACTGATGATGGTGGGATACCCAACCGAAACCGAAGAAGACTTCCAGATGTCACTACAAATGATCCAAACTATCCATGATCAAATCAAAATGAACCCAGAATACACGGGAACATATAATATCACAGTGAATAACCCAGCAGTAATCATTCATAGTACACCACTCCATCAATGGGCGACAAACAATAATATCGAATTAAAACTCAATCCAGATAACGTGCTCTCATATGATTGGGAATACGGAGAGAACACAGAACAGGTACGTATCCAGAGATACTTGAAGTTCGATGATACCGTGAAAGAACTACAATTGGAAGGGGCAGCTAGATGGCTCACCAATGGGTTACAACGGAAGTTACTGAACTATCAACAACACAACATGATAAATAACACATAGGAGTACAATATGGCCCAAATTAAAATAACATCTACATTCGATTTCAGCAATTTCCCAGAAGAATGCGCTACAATCGATTTTGCCGCAGCAGCCGGAACCGCAATGAACACATTCTATAGCACAAGACCAGAATGGGACGCAATGATCGAAATAATGACTAATTATACCGTGGATAGAACATACACATGGGATGAGGTGGAATCTACAGTGACACTAGTCAGTATATGGGATACCGTGGAATATCAAGATTGGCTAACGCATCAAGACGATTTCTATGCATGCGCAGCAACATCAAATATTACAGTCACGGTACTATCATCTGAACCATTGATCTAGCAAATTTTTGTCACAAGAACTCAATAATAATTGTTGAGGTCAAAATGAACCATAAATAATGTCATGTTTGAATTAACATTACAGAAACCAAATCAAACCAATGAAATCATACAATTCGATGCCGCAGATACACCATTAGGTCAAAAATGGAAACAGGCATTGATACATGTTTGTGAAAATCGCATACATCATCCCATAGCACAACCCGATAGAATATATAACCTCAATAGCGAATGGTCAGAACTAGATATCATCAACAAATTGAACACGATCATCGATACCATAAACCTGTATGATCCCCAATCAATGTTCCTTGAAGGACGAAATACATACAATCCAAAAGACCCTATGTTCAAAATTCAAGGACCATACATGACACAACAAGACTCCAATAGATGTCATAAGTTCTTCGAGGATATGAGAGGGAAAAACGAAGACCCTAATCCATGGTATGTAGCAGCGCCAAGTGATATCAGAACCGCTATCGAAACATACAATGTATTGATCCATCGTTGGGAAGACTTGGGTGCAGCAGGTAGAATAGTATCACACTTCTTCAACCGTGAAGCTACTGCAATGGAAGATCAAGACTTCGATTCATTTACCGTATTACATGATCCAGGCGACATCTCTTTGAACTATTGTCATAAAGGTAAGCATCTTTGGGACTACTATAAAGATCAAGAAGATGGAACTCATGCAGGGGAAGAAGCATTGATACCACAATGGAAATACAGTGCAGATTTTTGCTTGCAATTCGATAGGGGGCCGTTCTATAATACTGAACGGGCCGCTCACTTCGAAGAGTGGTTCCATCGTAATTCAAACTATCTAAGCACTCTAGGGATAACACGCGATGATCCTAGAGCAGCAATAGGTAAAGCAATAGTAGGACGGGTCATCGGAGATGTCCAAGAAATCAAATCCCGCATAATGGGTTCAACCAAAATTCTAGGAGTGCAACATGTCATTTGACACAATCGATTCAGACTCATTCAATAAAATGATGATCATATGGGACTTAGGTAAACGATGCAACTTCGATTGCTCGTACTGTACCGGATATATGCATAACAACTATAGCCCTCATTCCAGCATCGAAGAACTTAAAACTACCGCCGCACACTTGAATGAATACTACGAAATATACAAACAACATCATTCAGATGATTGGACAAAGGCAACTATATCATTCACTGGTGGTGAACCGGTGGTGAACCCAGCGTTCTTTGAACTCGCCGCACATATCAAAGAACAATACAGCGAGAACTTTAACCTCGGCTTGACAACAAATGGTACATGGCATCCAGATAAACATCAAGAAATATTGAAGTACTTCTCTGGTATGACGATATCATATCATACCGAAGGTCCAGAGAAACTCAAACAACGTGCCAAAGAGAACATGCTATTGATTAAGAACTCCCCCGATGCTAATACATGGTTGACAGTTAATGTCATGATGCATGCAGAGCACTTCGAAGAATGTGTGGACTTAATCGAAAACTTCCTTATACCAAATGATATCGCATTCACCCCTCGGGTCATTGGTGATGGGTCAAGCTTCAATTCAGATTGGTTCCCCGACACCGATGGTATCATGAGAAAGGTTGTTCATACATATGATGCATGGCAATTAGAATACATGAAAACCTTTTGGGATAAAAAGAACGCTGAAGTAAGCGGCAATAAACTACAAGACTCCACAACCAGTACCGAAGAACCACAGGAAAAATCCCTCGAACCAGACTATAAAGAGAAATCTAACCAGAAACAAGTAGGGCGTAAGCTCGGGCGTATGTGTTGTGGTGGACGTACACTATGCTTAAGGGACTCCGAGACCAAAGAATGGGACAAACTTAAGTTCGTTAATGATACCCGCTTTAAAGGATGGGACTGTATGGTGAATTGGTTCTTCCTACATATTGAACAGGGTAACGATTTAGTGTATCATCACCAAACATGTCGGGCCGACTTCAATGGAGCAACTGGACCTATTGGTACCATAACAGAGTTCGATAAGATCAACTTGTTCTTGAGGGAACAAATAGAGGCAAATGGAACCATACCAATCATCACCTGCCCTAATAGCATGTGTGGTTGTGGAATGTGTGTACCTAAATCAAACGATAGAGAAGCCTTTCAAGAGATGTTTGACAAACATACCATAGGCATCAAAGGAGTATATCGTGACAGCACCGATCTCCCTGAATGATATAAAATCGTGGCATGTAGAGATCGTCTCGAAGTGTGCCGTGAACTGTTCCAAATGTTCTCGTGTCGTATTCCCAGAAGCTAATACAAATACCTCGTTACCATTGGATGTCTTCAAGCAAGCGTTTACCCCTGAGATATTGAAGAAGCGTTACAAGTTTCTACTATGTGGTAACTATGGTGATGCGATCTATCATAACAACTTCCATGGGTATCTTGAATATCTGAAAGAGCATAATCAAATGATCTCAATACGGACGAATGGTTCATATCGTTCGACCGACTGGTGGGAAAAGACTGCTTCGATACTACAAGAACATGACACCATGAGCTTCTGTGTTGATGGGTTACGTGACACCAATCATATCTATAGAGAGAATGCTGATTGGGACTCTATTGAGGCAGGTATGCGTATTATGGCTACCTCCAAAGCACGATCTCATTGGGAACTAATCGTATTCAAGCATAACGAACACCAGCTTGAAGAGGCACGTGAACTATGTACCGAGATAGGGTTAGATGAATTCACATTGATCAAGAGTGATCGATACAAGGGACTGGATGATCCCTTACGCCCATCAGATGATTGGGTAAGTTCGAACAAGACCGCCAAGCCAGTGATCGAGCCTAATAACAAGATGATCCAACCATTATGCAGCACGGGCAATCTACATTACATCAGCGCAGAAGGAGTCTATACTCCATGTTGTTGGATAGCCTCGAACAATGATTACCTAGAGGTTTCACCCTTTGGCATTCAGAGGGATAACTACAGTATCAGGTATCATACATTACAGCAGATCATTGATCAACGGTCACAGGATTTCATTAGATCATTAGAGGATTATGACAACGCTCCATCACAATGTAGGAAGAAATGTACCAAAGATCGAACACTACAACAAGAGAACACATGGGTATCCCCCACAAGTCAGAGGATTAAAGAATGAGTGTAACCGATTTAGGTATTAATGTAGACGTGATCAAATTACAGCAATTATTCCATTCGATATGGGAACAAAGTGATGATTGGTGGAATAGAGATCAAAAGGACTTCAATAAGAATGTTCAACGGGCGGTTCAAATGGTGCCGGAACATATGTTCGATAGTTATATGGACTCGTGCGGAAGGATAGCAGACCTCTCTCATCCAGAGGAAGCGTACACCGCATTGACCCCCGACATGATTGACTCTATACTACCTGATATCCTAGATGAAATACCATACACATTAGTTCGGGGGAGATGGATGCTGGTCAATACTCAGTCGTCCTACACGGCCCATACAGACCCATCAAACCGCATTCATATACCAGTGCTCACTAGCCCTAATAACCAGATGTTATTCTATCCTAATGGATTGGATGCTCTTCAGAACGATGTTCAATCATATCATATGAAGGAGGGTTCCGTATATCATGCAGAAACGGTGAAGACCCATAGCTTTGTGAACATGTCTGGATATGATCCCATGCAGAGTTTCCCCTATAGAATACACTTGGTGTTCGGGATAGTTGAATGATATGTTCACACTTGAATAATGGGGTGTTCGTTGATACTTCTTCCAGAGTGACCCCATGTTGTTATGTACGTAGCAACAATAGACCAGAATATAAAGAGATCGTTACCTCAGACTTGCATAATCATCCTGTATTGAAAGCGATCAGACGTGATGTAATGAATGGTATCACTCCCCCTGAGTGTGTTGGGTGTAAGCATAGTAAGGGGATCACTAGGAAGTACAGCAACGATGGCATCGTGACCTCTGAGACTGTTCAAGCCTCTGATATAGAATACCTTCACGTACGCTTCAACAATGTATGTAATTTCAATTGTGTGATGTGTAACCCCAGCTATAGTCATCTCATTCATAAGGAGACGTATCCGAACGAGACTCCATATGTTGAGATGCCCGTTGATCATCATGCTGCCTTAATCAATGATCTCCCAAGCATGACAGGATTGAAGCAGATCATGTTGGCCGGTGGTGAACCCTTTGTCATCAAGAACACAGTGATAGAGTTCTTGCGTCAGATACCTATCAAGGATGTTCGGGTAGTATCGTTCACTAATGGTTCACGATATGACGATGAGCTATTGGATGAGTTAGAAACGTTTAGCTTGGGTGGGTTGACATGTTCTATAGATGGTATGGGAGATGTATTCAACTATCAACGCGCTGGGGGTGATTGGGATGTGGTTTATGAGAACATCAAGAAGTTCTCTATGCGTTCGAACATCAAATTACACTGGTCACCGACAATAACCTGCTTGAATTTAATGCAATTGCCTGAGACCATTGATGAGATCGATGGGTATTTTGCTGAGTCATGGTTCTCTAATGTATTGTGTGACCCTGAGTATTATCATATCAAAATGTTGAAGCCGGAATATCTTAAACAAGTTCGACAACATATACAAGATCAAGGGTTATTGAAGGAGATCGATCTGGCCATTGATACTGAGGTGGATCAATCATTGATTGAACAGTTCTGGGCACGTGCTGAGTACAACTTGAAGCATCGTGGGGTAGACATTCAAAAACTAATCCCGAGCATCTCTGAAATCATTCGAGAGAATTAATACAACCTTGAGTTTGTAATTTAAGCGGCATAACATGCATTATCGGAAATCGTGTTTGGCTTCCAGTAAGGGATACAGCCATCTCAGATAATACCTGAGTAAAAGAATCAGGTACAGATTCTTGGGTATCATAGGTTGTGTGGAATAACATCCTGAAACAGTTGACACCACATGGATTCATGGTACACTCAGAGGGTAGAAAGAAACACCGAACAGGAGCGAACATCATGACTTACAGTGGACTGAAAACCATCATCCGGAACGCAATGGACAAAGCAATCGTGTTAGCTGAAAATCGCAACGAAGATGGTTCAATCAATTGGAACTGGGTTGATAGCGATACCTTCATGGATGTCATGGACGCTGGCATCGATATCCGCGATGATACCGAAGAGTTCTATGCCGAATTCAACCGGTACGCCGACGAGATCAGCGCAAAATAAACCTCTCAAAAAAGATTGACCCCACAGGGATTCATGGTACACTCAGAGGGTAGAAAGAAACATCAAACACCGGAGATGCAAACATGGCTACATCATTTGAAACAACAACATGCTCACGATGCGGCGGTACTGGACAATACAGCTACTGTCGCGCATACGGTACTAAATGCTTTAAGTGTCATGGCGGTGGACTGTCATTCACCAAGCGCGGGGAACTGGCCCATACATATTACATGAAAAGCCTTGAAACTCCCCTGAACGAAATTAAAGTGGGTGATCTTGTTCAAGTGTGGGATATGACACGTAACTATTTCGCAACAGTTATCCAGATGGCAGCATCAGACGCATACGCGAAACAGGGTATGCCAGCATTGTGCATGACCACTAACCACGAGAAGAATGGTAAGTCCGGCCTGACCGCTTCACCCGACGACATGGTACGGGTGGGTCATAGTAGAGAAGAGAAACTGGTCAAGATTGCTATTGCTCTGGAGTATCAAGCATCATTGACCAAGCAAGGTAAACCCCGGAAAAGGAAAATCAAATGAATTATATCAGAGAGAAGATCATGATCGCTATCTTGTCCGTGATCGTAGCCCTAGTGGTTGTGGCATACGGACCTTCGTGGATAGATCATGTGAATGCTCATGCCGAACGTGCCGACAACTGTCGTATGATGACAGAAGACATCACCTATAACATGATGCGCAGGAATGCTCTTCAAGCCCAACGACATATTGAGCGTATGGCCACCGCTAATTTCCGGATAAATGATTCAACTACGGAAGCGGCAATGTCGGCTTATGCTCGTGAGGATGCTGTGGTGGAACTGTACAAGAATGCTACTGATCAGCATGATAAACTTCGCGCCACGTATAATGAACAATGCACAGGGAGATAACTAGGATTTAGGTTTCCTGCGGTACCATGCATCGTAATCATTGAGGATACATTCCACATAGTTACCCGAGCGTACCCTACACATTGACCCTGTACTGTGCGTGAACCACCAATGACATGTAGGACAATGCCGCCTAACAGTTAAGGCTTCTATCAGTTCTTCATCAGTGTATGGTGAATCAGTCATTCTTCACCCAATAGAGATACTTATTGTCGATGCATCGTGACTTCTTCGTATCGAATAGAATACAGGTTACACCACTTTGAAACGACCACGTTGTTCGACCGCACGTCTTGCATGATCGTGATAATATGTCAAGCAATTCTTGATCAGTATATGGACTAGTTTGTTTCATATCCTACAGCATATCCCGTTTGTTGTACAATACATTGATTGCATTTCTGTTCACATTCAACCCATGCTTTATCAGGATCATTGAACGTTCTAAACAACTTATCCCACGCTGGATCATTCAATACATCCTCTAGCCCACGATCAATAACATTCAACTGTTCACGGTATTCAGCATAAAAACTGTTCTTGTACTCTATCGTCTTACGCTTGTTCGACAGTTTAGTATAAGGATAACTTACCCAACTACATGGATGTAATGTTCCCGCAGCATTAACAAACAATCCTCGGTTACCAATGAGACACATCGGCATGATAAATCCACCGTATTCTTCTCGAACTTCTTCGTACTTCTCTTGATTATACAACATATACTCTGTGTTGTCCAGCCGACGATTGCGAAGATTAATATATTCACGTTCATATCTATTGGATGAACTGATATTATCCTCTGATGGTTCGAGATCGTCTGGTTCAGGATTGCCGTATTTACTGTTGAACTTAGTCGATTTAGTGATCTGGAAACCATCACAACCCTGTGCCCGAGCGATGTCCTTCATGGTATCGATGTGATCCTCATTGAACTTGAACACAATCATTGCCCAATTGACATAACAGGACGATTCACGACACATTATACCCATCCCTGTCATGATACTATCAAAAGAACTATTAACTCGATAAAGGTTATTCGAGGATTGATTGTAACCATCTACTGAGAAGTTAATGGTATCGTATTGATTACTGATCGAGGCGAACTCTCTCCACCATGATGGGGTTTTATATGAACCATTAGTGATCGTGTACACGTGTATCTTAGGGTTATGTTCTTTGATGTATCGAATGATGGCGAGATACTCTTTACAATAGATTGGATCGCCAACATCACCACACATCGTGATACGTTTGACTTCATCCTGTAATAACTCTGGTGTGAGTATCTCTTGGAACTGTTCGAGCGATAGCTCACGGTTTAACCAAGGAGTGTCCGGAAGCTCTGTACGAGGGCACCTTGGGCATTCTAGAGCACATTTAGAGGATGGTTCGAAGTGCCAATGGTATAGTTGCCATGGATGTGTTAATTCGATGGTTCTAACTCCACAACGTTCATATTAGGATCATTCAAGGCATTCATTACTGTACGAGCAACATCTATAGGCATCATATGAGGATTACTGTACAACCCATCATCAAAACTCTCTCGACGGTCATAGAACCGTGCTTTATTGAAGCCTGTCTTGACAAGTCCCGGTCTAATCTCTATGAATCGTGCTTCTCGATGTTCTGTACGCAACAGTTCAGTGAACTCATGCAAACTCTTCTTGCTTAGAGTATAGGCGAGATCATTCGGTGGATATCTTCGAACATTCATACTAGTGATATTAACGATTGTCGCTACAGTGTTGTGTTTTAATACAGACTGTGTTAGGGCTATTGGGGCGAGAAGATTCACTTGCATGATCGATTGAACATCATGTGGTTGTTGTAGACTAAATGGAGTCTTTCCGCCATGATCATGACCAGCATTATTGATCAGGATATCGAAATCCTCTAGGGGAATATCAGTCGAAGCGTATTCAGACACTTGAATTGGATCATTTAAGTCAAGTTCATCACGTGTTGGGTCGATGACCTCGTGACCATCTGCTTGAAGTTCATGAAGGATAGCTTCACCGATCCCTGATGATGCTCCTGTTAATAGTACTTTCATTGTTGTTTCCTTATTGTTGGATATTGTAGTTTAAAGTTCGCGGCGGCTACTTTCAAGATGACATCAGTCATATCTTGGGGTAGATCATGTTTCTCTGGCCCCATTTTGTTCCATGATTCATAGATGATCATCAAGTCGTTGAATGCTTCATCTCTACCTTGTTGTAGTGTTGTTATGGCCTTAATGCTCTCTGAGTACAACATATAGGGACAATCGTCTTGATGATACGCTGTTTCATTGGTTTTGGTGATACATTTGCACGAGGCAGTGAGTGCTGTTTTCAGTTTTTGGGTCAGATTCATGTTATTTCCTGTTTATTCGAGTGTGATTCGTGTCGTTTGAGTTCCTTGAGACAATATCGCGTATATTTCTCTTGTGTGTTGTATCGTCTTGGATCGTGTGCTTTGATCATGTATTGAAGAACTCCGGTGTGATACTTAGTGCGGAACAGCCAGTGTAGAAGTTTTGTCCTATGGTTATCTTGATGATATTGTTTACGTGTTCTAGATGGATGTTTATGGACTGATTCTAATGTACTCATTGTTGATCTTTCTTTGGGACATATTGTTTGGTGTGATATTTTACATCCGGAAACGTCCGCTGGTACCACACTAACTTCTCATGAGTCTCTTCCCGTGAGTTTCTTAAAAACGTGGTACCATTATCCTGTAGCCAACCGGGCCCTACGCGCACATCACGTTTGAAATCTCCATGATGCCATATTCCGTATTTAGTCATTGTTGATCTCTCTTTGGTACAAATTGTTTCACGGCTGTATTAAATCGTTCTGTCCATTTATTTAGTTTAAGTCTATCGGCTTCGAATCTTAGATGTTCTCTGTATTTGAGTTTCATTTCAAGTATCTTCTAGCCATGTACTGTGTATGTTTAAGTAGTTCACGATTCATGTACGTCATGTATTTTGCGTTCATTCCAGCTTTTTCCTTGATGCTGAAGAAGCCTGATTTATCGTAATGATTAAGCCTCGCCTGATCTTTTAGGAATCGTTTATACTCCCTGAATGATAGTTTTTTGGCCCCCTCAATTTTATTATGTTCGCTGTATGATATTGTCATTCTTTAAGATATCTCCGTCTCATTAGTTCTCTCTGTCTAGTACGTTTTTTCACACAATAGTCCAAGAATTTGGTATCTGGTGGATTAGGTTGCCATGATGTAGAGAACATGCAATGGTCGTATTGTTCTATCCAATAGTCAAGTTTATCCTGATCTTGTTGAAATCGTTTTGTTTCCCTGTATGATAGTTGTTTGCGTGTCATATAAATGGTGGTCCTACGTTGTATCTTCTTAGCATGTACCATCGTTTTCTGGTACAGTACTGTAAAAATTTTGTGTTGGTATCGTTTACTGTGCTGTTAAAGAGTGCTTGGTTGTGTCTTTTAGTCCATTTCATGAGTTTTTCGAAGTCTTGATCGAACCGTTTTCGTTCTTTGTATGATAGTTTTTTTAGTGTCATAACGGTGGTAGTACCCGTTTGTTGTACCGTGCTCGGATGTATGCTCTGTGTTTATTGTATTCACGTTGACGATATCTGAGGTACTGTTGTTGCCGGAAGTATTCGGGAGACGCCAGTAGATGGAAGGCTCCTGTTCCTCTGAAGTACTGGTCTCGCATGTAGAACAGTTTTTGAACAGCTTTGTTGTAATGATAGTTCATCATTTGAAGTACCAGACTTTTCCTTCTTGGTCTACACAGAATCCTAGAGGTAGTCTTGAAGGTACGATCATAGTCATGTTTCGTTCGGTGCATTTTTTGTTGTATGCTTCGAATCTCTCTATAGACTTAGGCATCCCGATAACCATCACGAAACCTATCATGGTCACGACCAGTGCTGCTAGCATTATCAGTACTTTTGTTACGGTCATTCTGTTTATTCTTCCTTAATGTATTTCATCATACCTGCACCGAGTGATGGTTGGATCATCCCATAGTTTAATGATGTATTTTGTTATTTTGTTCATATTTTTGTTCCTATCAGCATGAATCTTGTATACATCTCGAATTTGTTTTGTCCTTCGAATAGTATATTCATTGGTGCTTGTTGTTTAAACTCTTGTAGTGTATTGACACAGTTCACATGTTCTTGTGTGTATTCGAAGTAGTCATTAGATTGTAGTACGATTAGTTTGTTTTTGGGTAGTTTATCGAACCATTCATTGAAGTTCAGTAGGTGTTCACATATTGTATTCACGATGATATCGGGTTCGTCCTGCATATCGGCGATTGTTTGGTCACGTCTTGTTGTAGTGTACGTAGTTTTATTGTAGTCGAGGTCGTATATATCTGCTGTTGATGCTTTAAATTGCCAATTTGCTTTCACACGTTGTCTATTCATTAGTTCCGCGATTGGTGCGCATGTTGGTTCGATATCGAATGATCTAATTTTTGCTGTATTGAATTCTGGCAGTTCGTACATCATAGCTGGCAGTAGTCCATACCATCCACCGAGGATAAAGATAGTTTTATTTGGTTCGATATGATTTATTAGTTCTTGTATCAGCCATTGTTTACTTTCGATTTGTGCTGCACTGAATGCCAATTCGATATTAGGTGGATTTGATTGATGTAGGATATGTGTTATATTGTTCATCAGGAGTTTATCCGGATAAATGCGTTGAAGTCCATTCAGGATGATTGATAGGTCTGTCATATTAATACAGGAATGGAGGGATTCTAGTTGGGTTAATGTCTGCCATTCGATACCATTCGCATTCATCATCGTACAGTTCTACGACTGGTAGTCCGATAGTTTTGAGTTCGTGTCTGAGTGCATTCAATTCTGTTTCCATATTAGGTTTATTATAATTGAAATCATTCATTGGATTGATACTAAATCGTGTTGATACCTTTTCCCAATGATCATCGAACCAATCATAGTCTATGATATTGTGGTAATCGAATTTCGGGTTCAAGAACAGGTTATATACGCCTTGTCTTGCGCCTAACATAGCGAAATCGCCCCATTTTTGATCTCTTCCTATTGTGCACCATATCAACAATCGTGCGAGGTTCCCCCCTGATGCTGTAAGGATATCCTTTACGGGTTCGCCATTTTTGACACACATTTTGATAACATCTCTGAACCCTGATCTGTATGCTTGATATGGTGTTCCACTGATCCAAGTTAATCCGGAGTACATATTTCCCATTGGTTGGTATTCGAGACCCCCGTAGCAGAAGTCTATTGAGTAGTTTTCATGTGTTGCAGCTTCATGCGTGTTGATATTCATTAATGTATGTTTATTCCAGCATTTAGCGCCACCGGTTCCATATATTAGGTTATTCACGTTATTCTTTGCGGCCCACGAGTGGACGACATTTGGGTCTATTGCTGGTTCGAATTCGGTTTCATGGAAATCTGGTGTGATGACATGATCACCATCGACTAGGATAAATCGTTCAGTTTCGGCTAGGTCTGCGGCACATTTATGCGCTGCGTCGAATCCTTTCACTCCATGTAATCGTTTAGCATGAGGGATTGTTTCGAGTAATTGGTTGTAGTTATGATCGGCTGCTGGTTCATCGTAGCTCAAGAACACCCAATCTAGGTCTAGTACTTTCATATCATCACCATTGATGTTATCACTGCGATCAGGGCTAGCAGTCCACATACTGTGATAATATCCAATCGTTTCATTTGACGTTTGAATTTCAGATCATCGAGTTCTTTTTGTTTTTTACGTTCAGATGTCATCTAAGGTGGTTCCAAATGAGTGTTGCTACTGCGAATATCATGATTCCTATCATGACGATTTTGTCTCTTCTGAGTCGTTTACGATCTCTTAGTTGTTGTTCTTGTCGTCTTTTTTCTTTATGTGTTACCATTGAATTGCTCCTTTAACCATTCGAAATTATTTATTCGAGCAAGTTCTTCTGGATTATTAGCGTTCGCTGATCCGTATTGGTGTCCATACACGGCTCCTTGTTTACTGAACAGCCCGTATTCTCCATTGCCGGTGTTCATCCACTGGTTCAATCTTTCTCGTGTTTCGTCTGGTTTATTCCCTTTGATGACATTTGCTGAGAGTTTGGTACACTCTCTGAATGCTGATTTCCATGTTTCGAATGGTGATGTGTCGTATACTGTTGTGCTTGCTATTATGGGCATAGCTTTAAATATTCCTGCGACGGTTGTTGTGAAGTCTACGATAACATCTGGATCAAAGGTTAACACATGTTTTTTATTGAATAGTTTAATACCACTGTATCCATATGTTAATTCGGTTACGGGGTTGTATGCTCTCATTACGAACACCCATTCGTCGGCATTCAGGCTATAATCTGACTCGATATTGGGATCGATATCAAACATGAAGTCATCATTTACGACGGTATCGCCATCGACCACATAGAACCATTTGGTTCTGGATCGTTTGGCTGCTTCATAGTGTGCCTGTGGAATACCTTGCACATCTTTAACCCTGATAGTATTAAATGGGAATCTTTTATTCAGCTTTTCCCAATGTTCTTCAGCGTTAGATTCTTGGTAACTTATGAATATAATATCAAACATGTTGTATTATATATTAAATACGTTTAATAGTAAAGGATTATTTTATGGATCGTATGTTTGTGTTAGGTTGTAGTTTCAGTAATTGGGTATGGCCATGTTGGGTCGATTTCATGTCGGGAGATTACAAGGTATGGAATGGTGCATTACGCGGACAGGGCCATCAAACGATGTACAGTAGGTTGATGGAGATCATCATGGATTTTGATTTAACCTCAGAAGACGTTGTTGTTCTACAGTTGACAGAGTTCGGGCGAATTGATACTATTATGCCCTACACTGGTTGGATTGGTGGTGATCAGATTAAAGACTTCACCCATGAGAATTCCGGTGATATGGAATATGGTTGGGGTCCTGGCTGTGGAAGTATGGTAAATCACTACAACTACAAGCATAATGTTCAAGACAAGATGCAATCATTTTTTGACAACGGTTTCTTGAACCCTATTCATTGTACACGATATGAGTCTCAATTGATTCTTGGCATGAAAATGCTTCTCGACCGTTTACCGTGTAGATACAGGATTATCACGATGTATGACGAAATGGGGATTAGTCCACAAGTTTGGTCAGACAAGGTGATCCGGAAGAGTTTAGATGATCCTTATTTGGAGTGTGTTATAAATGCGATTGACAAAGAGTTACCTAGCATATATTCCATGAATAAATTACATCCTGATAAGAGGGTAACGTACGTGAATTACGATGGGGCACGGCAAGAAGATGGTCATCCGAGTCCTGTGGCTGCGCGAGAGTTTGCAGAGAGAATGAGTACCAGTCTTGATGTTGAGATCAATGATGTCTACAATCAGGATATATTGGATCAATGGGAACCACTTATCTATGACCCTGAGTTCAGTTCGGAGACGTATGATAAGTGGTATCACGATCAGTTCAAGGGTCTTGGGCCATTGGTTAGCCTAAATCGCAATTTCCCGTTTGATTTTAATCCTTATCGACGGTAGTTTTAACATAATCGATTATTTCTTGTAGACTGCCGTATAGGTCTTTGGTTGGTTTCCATCCCGTGGTTCGGTACAATTTTGAGCTATCCCCATATCGATATATTACATCGTTATCGAATGATTTGACGTATCTAATACGTAGTGAGTTAGGATCGAGATCAGGATATACTAGTGAATGAATTGCTCGTAATAGGTCTTCCATTGATAATCGCATACCACCACACACGTTGTATATTTGGTTTTTGCAAGCATTGATGTCGAGGGTTTCTGCCACTGCTGTCGCGAAGTCCACACCATGTGTGAAGTCACGTACTTGTTTACCTGATCCATGCATTTCGATGGGTTCAGTTCCGCCTGATTTGAGACATTTCATGATGAATTCTGGTACGACATGGTTCATTGCTACTTCTTGTCCAGCTTTATCGACATACGTGCCGGGTTCTTCTCCTGTACCGATAGCATTGAATGGTCTAAGGATGGTGTATGGTAGTCCGTGTTGTAGTCGCGCACCTTCGGCGAAATACTCTGCTGCGAGTTTTTGGAAGCCATACATTGATCGTGGTGGTGGGTCCATTAGGGTTGAGTCTTCTGGTGTTGGGAATTCTTCTGTCATTTCGTACACTTGAGAACTTGTTATCAATGTGACCTTTTTGAGGTTATCGGTCAGGTGGGCATTGATGGCTGCGTCGAATAAGCTTGCGCAAATGCGTTCGTTCTCTGCCATCATATCGTATGCATGATCATTGAAGAAGCGTAGGCCCCCGATTAGTGCTGCGAGATGTATGACATGATCGACACCAGCCATGACTTCTCGCATTAGATCGACATCTTTACAGTCGCCTTCGATGAATTCGTAGTGTGGGTGGTCATCGTGTGATCGTTTGATGTAACCATATTTGCTGTAGTTATCGATGCCACGGACTTTGAAGCCTCTGTCCAATAGGAGTTGGCATACGTATGTGCCTATGAATCCTGCTGATCCTGTTACGAGGACAGTTCGGATGAAGTTTGGTCCGTTGCCGCCGATAATATTGAATGTCATTAGTTCTTGCTCTCTACACGTTCGATGCGATAGTTTCCGTCGAGCCTTGCTTGTAGTTCGGCTATTGATTTATCTTCTAGGACAGGATCGGTACCCCAAAAGGTATCATTGTGCATCAATTTCAGTTGTTCTTCTAGTAGTGGCAGGGGTGAATACACTGATTTGCTTGATGGTGCTACCCATAGGGCTTGCACTCTTCGTCCAATGAATTCACGTAAACCTTTGCGTGATGTTATGCGTTGTGCGATCTCTACCTTCTCTTCTTTGGTCAGGTTGATCTTTTTATACTTTGCCATTATTCACCTCTCAATTTTATGATAGCTTCTCTGAGTTTTGTAGAGTATTGATGGGCCGGTTCAAGAGCATCCAGTACAATCTCCAGCGCCTCTTTGTCTAACTGTGGCTTTTTATCCGGCTCAAGCATCTTCAAGCGTTCTTCCATAAGCTCAACCTTTCGCTCAAGCTGTGCCAATCTGGTTTGTGTCTCAGGTACGTTTGCCATCTATATTTCTTTCAACCGGATTATTGGAAGTGTTCAGCAACCAAAGCTGCGACCACAAAAATAACTGCACATGCGTAGGCGAGCTTCTGGATGAACGTTGAATTAACACCAGCGCCGACCAGAAGAATTATCGAAAATCCGGCAATTATCTGAAGTGCGGTCATGTTCAATAATCTCCATTTTTTGAGCATAGTAATACGGACAAGGCTTCCAGCGGTCGCCAGTGCGTTGGCTGGTTATCGTCACAACCGTCATCGCCGTAATACCTCCAACATGTATGTTCCCACGATCCAGCAGTATTCAGCGGCTCGTTGAACATCACGCGCAACTGAACAATAGCGCCGTCCTTTTTTGCAGTCTCAATCGGTTGCCACTTGCTAGGCTTTTCGGCCTCGTAGGCTTCGAGAACTTTAATCATGTGTTTTTCATCGAAATCGTCCCAATGCTCACGATATTTTAGCATTGCGGCCCGTAATGCTTTTGGATCAATCATATTAATACCTCTGATGTTTTGACCATCCATCCTGAGTTTCTACGGGTGTAGGCGATGAAGTTTTCAAAGTCGTAGAAGTTGCCCATGCCGGGATGTTCGAACAGTATGTTGGTTTGTTTGTGTTCGAGTTCACCTGTACGTTCCCAATGATCCCAATTGTATTTGAACTCAATGGCTTCTGCTACAGGTTTTTTATTAGTTGCCTGTTTCATGAATTGATATATCAATAGATCATGAATGCGTGGGTCTATTGGTCTGATCATAATGCGTGGGTCTATTGGTCTGATCATACTGTGACACATAGCCACGAGGACATCCATTAAATCCCGACGATGGTTGTTAATATATGTTAGCCATTCTGGTCTTGATGTGATATAGAAGTTCACGTAATTATGATTCATCGCATAGACTTCGAATTCAGCGGTAATGGCTGACAACACGCTGTCGTTCCGGAAGTCTGTCAACAATTGGTCATAGAAATCGATATATGATATACCGTGATGATCATGCATATATCGTGAGATCAGGTGAGTGAAGCCGAGTGAATGCATACTATTGGTTATCCAATTGAACATCCATAGTTCGGCCATTTCTTCATGGGATATTGTACTGGTGGACGTGATCACGTCTTGATATTCAGGCACGTATGAACCGAATGGAAGCTCTGAGTTATGTGTTATCATCCCGTACTTGGCTCGGTACGCTGGGTCATTCATTTCAGAGTTCTCTAATAGACTCAGTGGCAATGCTTCTACCATGATACCTTTTTCGATCATAGTTGCGATGCCTTGCTTCCAGCTATCGAGTGTTTCCAATGGTAGTCCGGTGATCAGTTCGGTACTGACGACGACGTTATTTCGTTTAGCGATCTCCAGTATTTTATCGAGATCGCTGGTCTCTAGGTTACCGCGCTTGATTGCGTTCAGTGTTGGCTCATGTGTGCTCTGTAGGGCCACTGTGAAGCGTCTATTGATTGTTGATAGGGTGTTGGCTATCTGTAGCACAAGTTCGCTGTTGTTCTTGTTGTAGTTTGTATCGAACATCTTAGGATATCCGAATTGTTTATTGGTACTGACGATATGTTCAGCGATACGTAGGTCACGATCTTTGAAGATACCGAAGTTCGCATCGGCGTTCACGATCATTTCGACTTCATGCACACCGAACCATGCGATCTCTTTCTTCACTCTATCGATGTCGAATTTCTTGAGTTTCTGGAAGGTTAGGCCACCCCAATCACAGAAGGTACATTGGAATGGGCAACCTCTATTGGTTTCCATCACACCATTCAGTACGATATCGGTGTTGTTTTTGTATTCATTGATCAGGTCATCGAAGACGCCGGTCAGGTATGGTGATGGGATAGTACCGAGATCATCGATGCGACCAGAGCCAGTGTTTTGTTTGATCTGGTGATCATCACGGTACACGATGCTTGGGATATCCTTGTGGTCAAGGCCAAGGGGATCAAGAAGACTGTCAAGGAGATCAGTGAACACGACTTCGCCTTCGTGGTGTACCATGAAGTCCACTTCGGGATTGGTGCGCATGAATACCTTCGCTTTGTCTGGATCATTTGGTATACCCGGACCACCAACGATGACAGTACAATCGGGGTACTGTCGTTTCACTTCCTCGATCAATTTGATGCTGTAATTGTAGTTCCATGTGTATATACTGACCCCAATAACATCGGGGTCTTCAATCTTTTGTACGGCTGATTGGGTTGGTTCTTTGTTGAACAGTATGCCTTTCAGGTCGTAGTTATCGGTGATGCGGGTGAACTGCGAGGCATACGACCACAACAATCCCACACTGTATGGGATGTGTCTGAACTTGGAGCCGGGTAGACTTAGGCTCATTTGTACTAGGTACAGGTTTTTCATGGTTGATAGTCTATGATGTTTCCGGTTCGTAGTAGAGATTTCATTTGTTTATACAGCACTGTGTTTTCCCATTCGAAAATATTCAACAACAGTTCGTAGTTATGCAACAATGTTGGCAGCATATCCATGATCATCAGTTGCCATTCTTCGAGTGGTATTGCGTTCAGTGTTTTGGTCAGTTCAATGATAGCTAAATGGCGTTCTTGATCATCCTCGATATCATTATAGCTCTCGTCCCACCATTTGTCAAACGTTTTATATCCGAGCTTGTGTAGAACGGCCAACGTTTTGGCTGGGCTGTACAGCACGAATGGTTGAAGATTGGCGATAGGTTTGTATGTTTTCTCTGAAATGAAGCTGTTAGCATTTTCATAGTTTGCGTCCTCGAAATATGTTTCGCTAACTAATTGATAGTATGCTTGATTATATAGATCGAAGTTGAAGTCGGCGGCACGATTGATACTGAGGTCACAATCAAGTTCCAGACCCTCTTTATGTGTGGTATTATACCATTGTTCATATCGGGCTGCGGTGTCATCATCGAACCAATCACATCGTTGCCCTGCGAAGTTGGTTGCTACATCTGATCCGAGGCTGATAAGCCCATCGTCCTGCATTTGTTGTTCCATCAGGGTGAACACTAATACATATCTATGACTTCTCGGTGCTCTATTCAGTGTGATATACTTGTGCGTTGGTCGTTGTTTGCGTCGATATTCGGTAAGCACGTGTCGTTGTTCGTCTGTGAGATTGATATCTCTGATGTTCAATCCCAAATTCAAGTGTTTGGACAATTCATCTGCGAAATACATTGATTGTGTTTGTGTGCCATGATAAAAGAAATGTCGAACAGTTGATGGTTCTTCCATTGATTCATTGAATCGAGCGTTGCCATCTCCTAGTAATATTTTCTCGGCAGGGATGTTGTTGTGTTTTGCCCATGTTTCCATTCGGTTCAGGCAGTGATTGTAATTAGCACTGGCATCGCCTTCTAGCGCCACCATGAACATCAGGTAGCATTTAGGCACATCTGTTCTACGAATATATCGCATGATGTTTGGGTTGATTAGCTTCATGGTATCGAAGTAGTCGGTACCAATTTTGAAGAAGTCAGTATGTAGCGTATCAATGGGGTATATCCATTGTGGATGTTCTCCACGTTTCCATTGTGAGTACAGCCATGACATACTGTTTATGTTGCCCGGCTTATAATATATGAAGCTGAACGGGTTAGTGTTCGGGTTTGCCCCTTTTTCCGTACACTCGAACAAGCTATCTCGGTATTGTCCGAAATTCTGTTGTGGCATGAACACGCTATCTTGTGGTGTTGGAACGTATGTAATTCCGGAGTGTGGTGCTAGCCAATGGTTATCCCCGTAGTTCGGGAATCCTTGAGCGTTTGGCCATGCTCCACCTGGAGTATGGTATTCGTAAATCCAATTGATATCATTTTCTGTGAACATGTTAATAGTTATCGCTTTCTGTTTTGCATATATTATAAAAGTCTTCCATCTCGGGGAACGCTTCTAAGAAGTTTGTACCTCTACGGGCATCGTGTTCTTCGACAAATTTGTAGAACCGTGCTCGATTGAGGTCTTGGCCAACGCCCTGCGCCTTGGGGTAGTTGCCATGGTATGTGATCTTGTTGGATAGATCAGTGAAGATTCTTTTTAGTTTATCTGCTTCGTGCACATTGAAGCCAAGGTTGTCTGACCATCCTGAGTGTCCGAGGTTCTGGTACATGAATTCCACGGCTGGCAACAGGTATTCTTCCAGAAGTTCGGGTGTGGCGATATGAGCGTCAAGGAAGTGTGGTGCTCTAACATATGGGATATCGATACCCACTCTGTCGTATCCGGACCCGTTGACTTCTCGACGGATGTTCAGGGTTTCGGAGTTATCTGTATATTTGATGCCGGTGCGATCATACACACCTTCCATGTATGCGCTATGATTGTACTTCTTCTTCAGTTCCAGCACCCACATCAGCAATCGTTTGAATGATGTGATGCTCATGATGTTGAACGCTGCCATGATGGTTATTCTGGCACGTGGAACTTCATCAAGGAACTCATGGAAGTTCGAACGGAATTGGTTGAAGTCCATACCAAATCTGTTGTACTCGGCTCGTGCTCCCCAATTCTCTATACTTGTGAACAATGTGAACTTCTTCACACATCCACGTTCAGTAAGTCTGAATATCTTGAGCTTGAACTCTTCCCATAGCTCGGGCGGTGGACACAAGTTTGTGTTGATCGCGAAGTCCAGTTCGGGATTGGGGTTCTCTAGGAGGAAGTCAATGGTTCTCATTGTATCTTTGCTGAGTAGTGGTTCGCCGCCAGTGATGCGAAGTACCTTCATGTGCTTGTATGCTTCGGGGAACCATTCCCACCAAGCGTCTTTGTATGGGTTCTCTTGATTGTTTGGGATGTTTGTTTTATCTGGATCAAGGCCATTGAATTCGAAGCCATCTGATGATAGTTTATACGGACCATGTTGATTGATCTCTTCGGTCCATGTTGAGCTATATTGAGGGCTACAGTACCCGCACTTGAAGTTACATACGTTAGAGAAGCTTACCTCTACATATGATGGGTACACGTCTTCATCGCCATCCAGTTTAATGATCTCATTGCGATTGTTGAAGCTGAATGAGTCCAATGATTTATGGTATCGATCACTGAGTTCATTGGCGTCTTCGATGCGCCAGCAATAGTCACACTCGTCTGGCTTCTTATCGTTCAGCATTAATTTACGTTGTTCTTTCTTGAACTCTGTGTTATGTAATGCTGCAGGGTTTGCTTGAATTTCTTCCAGTGGTATTTTATGTGCTGCGGGGTGATGGCATGAATGAGTGTGTCCCGTACCTAGATGCATGGTTACCTGTGTCCATTTGGCAAGACACATCCCACAACCTGTATCATTCAGGAAGTCTTTCATGGTAAGAACGTTATCTTCCTCGTGAAAGGGGTCTCCGTTTTCTTGTAGTCTAAATTGGTGTGACATGTGCTATATCTCCATCTCCCTGATCCCAATCATTATCGTGGTATCCTTGTTGTGGGTATGACCACTGTATTAGTTTATCGTGTTCGGGAAACGTTGTTGCGAAATCAGTTCCTCTACGTTTGTCGTATTCTTTCACGAATGTGACTAGATCGGTTTGATCTCGTGCATTTGTCTCTGGACGATCTCTGAGGTATTCACATAGCCTATCGATCTGATCTTTTTCTTCCAGATAGAATCTGGCTTTATCAGTTGGGCTTGTGTCACGCATATGAGCATCAATGAATTCATTGATGTGGTGTATGAAGATATCTTTTATGTAATCTGTTGCTAGTTGTGCGTTCAGGAACGGTGGCCAGCGCAGATATGAGATCATCATTGGGATACGGTTCATTGCGTCTGATTCGTTGTAGTATGATCTAAGGTTCCAGATATCTTTCAAGAAGTCTTGGAAGGTGCCTAGGCTCAACACATTGAAGGTTATCATGAAGTTCACACGTGCTTCGGTGTTCGCTAGTACCCGATGAACGTTCTTCATGAATCGAGTGTAGTCCATACCATAGCGGATATACTCAGCGGCATCGCCCTTGGCTTCACATGATGTATATATTTCGAAGCTATTGATATGTGGTGCGATATCGTTATGATACTGGATCAGTTTATTAATGAACTCTTCGGGAACATCAAGGTTGGTATTGATGGCAAGATTGAAGTCTTCACGTGGGTTCTCTTTTATGTACTCAAGCACCTTCCATGTGTTTTTGCTTAGTAGTGGTTCGCCACCAGTGATACGGAATGTGTTCAGGTCTTGGTATAGGTCGGGCCACCATTCCCAAAAGGCATCCACGTACACATTGTCTTCGCGGTTTGGTAGTGGCATTCTTCCTGAGTCTTGTAACCAAGTCAGGCTCCCTGTCAACCACGAGGTTGTGTATGGACCATGTTGTTTTATTTCTTCCATCCATTTGGATGACACTTCTGGTGAGCAGTACGCACATTTGAAGTTACATGTGTTTTCGAATGCGACTTCAAGATAGCTTGGGTTGATGTTACCTGTTGCTTTAGCTTCCATGATCTTATCGAGGTATGGCATGCTCCATTGTTCATCGGTTGACTTATAGGTACGATCACTGATATGGTCTCCCTTTAGGTCTTCGATGTTCCAGCAGTATTCGCATTCTGGTGGTCGTTCACCGTCGAGCATTAGCTGTCGTTGTTCTTTCTTGAACTTTGTGTTGTGTAGTGCGGTTGGATTATCCTTGAGTTCTTCTGGTGGAATTTTGTGTGCCACTGGATGGTGACATGAGTGGTTCATTCCGTTCATAAGATACAGGGTAGTTTGCAACCATTTAGCCGTGCACATAGTACATGATGATTGTTCTACCTTGTCCATGCGTGTTTGCATGTTCTCGATGTTCAATTGGTTCTGTGATTTTTCAGTCATTTTGTTTCTCACCATTCAAATAATAGTCTTCATGCCATAGTGTTCCATCTTGATGCCACTGAATATATGCTGGGCCATCTACCCTATGTAACCTATCATTGACATAATATGAACGAGTTGCCATTTGCCCCGTTCGCCACCATTCGGACTGCGCTGGGCCTTTGATACTGTGACGTTTGCCGTTCTTTGTGTGCGTTATCATGAACAGGGAATCGTCGCTAAAATATTCAACTTTTGTTTTTTCAGTCATTTGTTTTCATTTCAAAGTCTTTGTAATTTATGTCTATACAATTGGCCATGTCACGGTGATAGTGAAGGTGGCAACGGTCACCCGGTCTGGAATTCCATCCCGGTTCGTCGTCAGGGGCTTGATGCTTGCACATCACACAAGGATTGCTGTGCGTCATTCGTATTGTCTTGAGTAGTTCTTCATCGGTCATATTACTGTACTGTCCTCGAACATTCTCTTGAGTTCCAATCCTGCTGCTTCTTGTTCTGTTACCATGATGCTGTACTTTGCCTTGTTGTCGAAGTGTACTGACTTGAACCACGCTGATTGTTGTTCATCGAGTTCAGCGACACGTAGCTGCATTAGATCATTGATCTCTTCATTAAGTCTGAGCATGAATCTCTTGAGTGTGTGGGGGTCATTGAAGATAGCTCTATGCTGGTCCCATACTGTGTCGAAGTAATCGAACTCAGCTACGCTTGATGGTTCGAACTCTGGATCGAATGCTTTCACGGCACCCATCCTTGCTCCAATCATAGCGTAGTTACCGTGTAGGATATCTCGTCCCACTGAGCACCAGATGCTTAATCGTTCGAGGTTCGCTCTTGCATTCTTTTCATAGAACTTCCACTTGTCAACCTTATCGCCATTGTGTAGACTCATCTTCACGCCTTCGCGATACCCTGCGCGGAATGCTTGGAAGGGTGAGCCATTCACGTATACATCTGACCATATGCTTGCCATTTGTACGTACGTGGGCATCCAACAGAAGTCCACGCCGTTACCATCTTCGGCCAGTTCATGTGATGCCATGTTCAGGAGTTCATCGCGTGGCCATAGTTTCAGTCCACCGTTGCCATACGATAGACCATTGACCATGTTCAGACCTTTCCAACTGTACACGTAATCGTGATGTAGTTCATCATCGATCATTACCTTTTGTAGCATGAACTCTGGATGGATGATGTTGTCTGCGTCTACTGTGATGATACGGTCGGTTGTTCCTGCTTCCCCTGCTGCTCTATGGGCTGCGTCGAATCCTTTGACATGGTGGACACGTTTAGCTGCTGGGTTTTTCTCTAGGAGATCGGCCCAATGTTTCTCACAGTTTGGTTCATCGTATGAGATGTACACAACAGAAAAGTCCGATATATTGTACTCTTGCTTCATTTCCTTACCTCGAACGACGTTAGATGTTTATCTATGTTACTGATCAATGTGATCTCCTGATTGACTCCTGCTGGAATCTCGTATAACTCTTTATTCATGACTACATCGCCGCCGATCCATTTCAATGTGAGTAATGGTGGCTCATAGATATAGTTCCTTGGGACAACGAACACCCATACGACTGCATCTCTATTACCTGCACGTTTGTAGAAATCGTCCATGCCCTCAACGAGTACTTTGTTGCGGTTCTTCATGTATGTGAACTTCACCACGTAGTGTTCTCGTTGTTTGTCGATCACAGGTATCAGTGTTATGTTTTGTTTATCGAACTTCCTTCTGAATGCTTTGTATTCGTCGGTGGTTGCCGCAACTAGTGTTGGCACATCATTGATTGAGATTACGCCGTAATTTTGTTGTGCTGCGATAACGTCCCTGTATTCGTACTCCGTTGTTTCTAAAAATGGGATATCATTCAGGCTTTCATCTGGTTTGGATTCAGATGAGCATGCATGTATATCGCCCACTTGGTTATAGTATACCCTAAAAGTGTAGTCTTCGTCAAACATTTTTGTGCCTTACAATATAGAAATGGATTTCATTGGCCTGTGTGTACATATTATATTTCTCTTGTATATAGTCTTGTGCTTCGCGCTTGAACCGAAAAGACTTAACTTTGTAAGTATAGGGTCGGCCATTCTGCGAAGATACTATTCCCCACGTGGGGTCTGCTGGCTTCCGGGCGGGCCGCTTATCGTGATATCTGATGATGTACTTACCTTCTCGCATGTGGTAACTTCTCTATGTATGCGACATTGTGTGGCGGGGGAGACTTTCTTCTGTTGATGTTACGTGCGTAATTCTCTGCTGGTCTCTTGAATCTAAAGTGGCCATGATATATCCACACACGTTCAGGCTCAAAGGTATGCGGATTGATCTGATGGCTCAAGATTTTGATGATGTACTTACCTTTTTTCATGAGGCATCTTTTCTATATAAAATTCGTATCCATCAAATACCGGAAATCCCACGCTTGCTAACAGGTGATCCAATTGGTTACGTGCATCGATAGCCAAGCGAAATCGGAAACAGCCGGGGCCATTTTTGTAGCCACCATAGTAACCCCATTCGGATGGGTCTTCTCCGTGGTCTGGTGCTCTTCGGAATTTGATCACGTATCTACCTTTTCGCATAAGGCACCTTCTCCACATAAAACTTGTGATGGCCCTTACGTATCATACAATGTTGGCGTCTTTCTCTGGCATCAATTTCAGCATCACGTTTAAATCTGTACGTGGCAGAAAGAACATACCATTTAGTAGGATCACTGTTGTGATACTTTATACACCACTTTGGTCTTCTCATAATCCCAACTTCCCTTTACAATCTACCACAAAATATACCGTGTCCGCGTGTGAATAATCCTTCAATGCCCGAGTAGCATCTCGTTTGAATCGAAAGCTTGCGCCAGATATGACATAATAATCGTGCAAGACTGGATATGTCCATGTTCCCTGATCACTGTCCACTGTTTTCATTTTAACCGTTAGGAATGCTATGTGATATCGCGGGGGTCTCATAACCCTAGCTTTGCCTCGTACTGCTCAATGATCTCATCTGTCAACCAATCCTTCACATGATAATGGAATGGTCGGCTGATGTAATAGTTGTTTACGAACAGTTCACAGTTATCATTCATTCTGTTGTCTAGCCATAAGTCCCAATCATCATCAAAATGGGTATTGGGTTCTGGCATCAGTTGTGCTAACATCTTCATGTGAACGAAGTTGAAGCCTTCAATGCATGGCTTGTACTCACGCTTCTTATCGAGTAGTCTGACTGCTAGGCCGTATGCTACATCGGTGCTGAACTCTTGCTGTCTGTATTTGCGGAGGAATTCATAGCTGTATTCTGACCAATTGTCTGCGATCTCTTTGATAAGTTCAAAGAACTTCCAAGACTCATCGCCTTGTTTAAAGTAGGACATCGCACTGTATGCATTATACAAGTTGTTGTTCACGAATGTTTTGCGATAGAATGTCATGTCTGCCACTTGGTCTTGGAATGTTCGTACGTTGTCACAGATAGCCACGTCTTGGCGGTCTGCGATATGATCGATCAATGGCTCCATTTCATCGAAGTACAGCATGTCTGCTTCTGTCTTGATTGTTTCCTCGTATGGTGTAAGGTGCATGGATTTCCATTCGTTACGGAGTTTCCATTCACGATCCCAATCATCATCACCCCATGGGTTTTGGATGACGTTATCGAATACCTTTTTGTACTTCTCAGGCATGTCATCTGGATCGGTGACCACGACACTGAGGTATGGAGTTTCTTGTTGAGACAACCGTAGACTTAATGCGAGACCGTATGCTAGTCTCACGTAATCTTGTTTCTCGTTATTGATTGCGAAGGTTAAGTATCCGCGCTTACGTTTGTTTAAAGTAGACATGTTTTCCTCTATGTTTCACCGATTCGTGATAGGTGATTTTGCCACTCCCTCTTCCGAATATGGTGAATGATTTCACTGGCCCAAGTCCAGAACGACGTTTCAGCATGTGTCGTTCTTGCCTTGCGTTATCTTTTAGTTGCTTACCCATCTTTCACTATCCTGAAGCTTGGGGGATCAGTTAGGTTTCCGGACCTCATTACGTCTGGTGTTGATTGTTCCTCAATAAATTTCCGTGCATCATATCTGGTTCTGAATCTAGGTTCTTGTTTGGTTATCTTGACAAGTGGTGACTTGCCCTTGCGGTATGTGAGCCTTAAAGAATGATACATCAGTCCTTTGGTACTGGTTGTGTCCTTATCGATCACTAGATATTTGCCCGGTTTCATCTTGATATCTTCTTGGGTTTAGTCGAACGATCAACAGTCGCTGATGTGTTAATCCACACGGAAGCTGTTAGATTTCTGGTGTTGCCCCACGAGTACCCACTGCGGTTGAGATCGAGGTATGATTTATTCGACTTGTAATTCGTGAAGTATTTCTTCCATCCACCGGGCTTTCTTGTCTTCTTCGCTGTCATGTTCCATTTTTGATTTCTTTGTTGGCGACGTTTATCTGTTCTATGTTTCCCCATTGATCGTCACCTTTCCGTACCGAGTATTGAATGTGGTTGGCGGTTGTTTAGAACCACGTGACATTTTCATCTGTAAGGGAACATACGGCGCATAAAAGAATGCGGCGTCCTTCGCATTCCCACCAGCGTATTCCGTTTTCAGTGCATTGATACGTGTCCAGACCCGTGGGTTATCACAATATCTCTTGTAGGCGTCGTAGAACCCACGTTGTCTTGCTTTATCTTTTTGATGTTTTCCCATGTCGTACTCTCATTGTCCCATGTCGTACTCTTATTGTATGTGCGCTTGCTACGAACCCTGTCATTGGCTGTATTCCTGCTATATCTCTAGCCATTTGACCGGCTGTTGTTACCCGAAGTCGGGGCAATAGTCTACGGTCCGGTATCATCACGCCTTTGTAATGCGTTCTGATGGGCATCGGCGAAGAATAGTGGCTCCGTCTTTGTCTTGCCTTATCTTTTTTTGCTTTTCCCATTGCTGTCCTTGATAATGTATGTCCCGTTAGCCGTGGAATGTAGTTTGTAGGTGGTGGGCGGGTTGCCGGTG